CGCGTCTACCGCTGCCCAGTGCATGCTTGGGTACGCGGGCTAACGTGGCACGCAAGAAACAGGACGGCGACGAAGACGACGGCATGACAATGGCGGAGTTCAACCGTCGTCTTCAACGCTACCTTGATGAAAAAGAAGGCAAGGACACAAGGCAGGGCCAGCGTTTTAACGTAACCAAGAAAGTTGTTAAAAACCAAAAAGCCTACCGTGAGTGGCTAAATCACACCAACGCTTTTGGTCCTCCAAGGAGACCAACGTATGTCCCTTCCGACGTCTCTTTCCCGTCACGTCCTGCTTCCAATCGAGCACATTCACCCGAACACTTGGAACCACAACAAAGTGTCGGCAGAGACGCTCGACAAGATTCGGCACGGACTGAAGGAGTACAAAAAGGAGACGGGATCGTACCTTCCAATACTTGTGCGACCGCACCCCAGCCCGAAGCTGAAGGGCCAGTACGAGATTGTAGATGGGGAACACCGGTACCTCTTGTACCGGGACGAACTCCGCGAAAGCCAAGTTCCCGCCATCGTCCAGCCGATGAGCGACTCGTTGGCTCGCAAGATGACGGTGCGGACGAACTACCTGCACGGCGACCCCGACCCACTCCGGTACGCAGACCTGCTGTCAGACCTGATTCGAGCGGGGGAGTCGATAAGCGACCTGTCAAACGGTCTCCCCGAAAGCTCGGAGGAACTTCAGAAAATCCTGAACCAAAAGGAACTGGAGGACGATCTGGCGGAGGCTCTCGCGGAGGCCGAGGAAGAGTCCGCAAATCATAAATCTACAAAGGGCAGCCAGAGCGCTTTTGTTGATCTTAAATTCACAGTGTCAGTAGAAGCCGCTGAGATTATTGAACGAGAGGTCACGCGGCTCGCTGACCACATTGGCGGCAAAAACTCTCGCGGGCGGGCACTGGAGTACATGGCCGTCTCGTCGTCGCAGTCCCCTCTTCCGGGGGCTAAGACGAGCACTCGTACTCTCAAGACAACAACCTCGGGGCTTGAGAGGCGGAAGTGAAAGTCTCTCTGAAACTTTTTAACAATAAACAAGAAAAACTTGAAGGGTGTGGCACTGCTGAGTGGTGTGCCAAGTGCCGACTGTTTAACAAAGTCTGCGCAGGTAACAACGGCGGCTGCACTACCAAGCAAGACGTTGCTCAACGTGAGTGCTACTCGGCCTGCAACACCTGTGGGGGCGGGCCAGCCAAGCCACACTCTGCTCCAGCGGTGTGCTGCAAATCACCGCTCAAGACCATCCTCCTTGAGCAGGCTCTCGGGGCAAAGAACGAAGAAGGAAAAGAGTTCTTCCTCGTCACGCCTCGCCCAAAAATTGTTGTTAAACACACAGGCATCGTCGTTACGCAGGGCAGCCCCGGTGCGGCGTTTGGATCGTCAGACTCCCCTTTTCCTCCAGAGGTTGAAGCAGTCGCGGTGAACATTCGCCACGTCTGGTCAAAGTCTGCTGGCTGGTGGAGCGACGACCTTCGGGACTATCTTCGAGTTCCTGCAAACGTAAAGTTAATACTTTTGACTTCTGTATTTGATAATCGTCTTGAGGATGCTTGGGACGCAGGCCTTCACGAGGAAGACTTCTCTCAGCTTGGCTTTGACTACTGGCAGAACCTCAGCTTCTCTATTTACGCTGAAGACTCTCCAATGCAGTCGTACTGGTCCACCCTTCGCAGCCTTAGGTCGGTTCAGGGCAACAAGTCGTGGTTCGCCGAAGATGTGCGTGCTCCCCGCTTGATGCCGGAGTGGACCAAAGCGCGACTACTAGAACAGGTGAGTAAGCTTCCTCAGCTTGTCTTGAACTTCCAGTTTATCCGTGGGGACAAGGCAGAGCTGCTGGCTCACGGCGCAGACTTGAAGGCGTACCATGCACTACTGCCAGCGAACGTGGCCATCTGGATTCTTGGACCGGTTCAGCCTGCTGCTATTCGCTTTTTTAAGAAACTTGCACCCAATCGCAGTCTTTATTTTCTTTCTGCTTTGCCGTGGATCGGCGCACACCGTGGCGCTCTTCTTAGTAGCAACGGCAAGTTGGTGCGCAGCAAGATCAACAAAAAAGACCTTGTCTGGGCAAACCAGAGAGCGTATTTAAAGATCACATCGGGGTAGCACATGGCCATCAAAAACCGGACGTCTAAGAAGCGGGTGCCCAAGGGGGCTACTGGACGAACTTCTACAAAAGGCGTAGCTTCACGCGCAGCTACTGCTGGGAAGAAAGTTAAGCCCCCCAAGGAGTAGATCGTGTTTGCCGATCTTATTTTTCAGTCCGTCATGCAGGCAGACTTGGACCGTGAGAAGAAGCGGCTTGAGTCTCACGCTGCTGCGGAGAAGGCTCTTCAGGAAGCTCGCAAGCAGCAGGGCCTGTTGAACATGTCCGACTACCTGACATGGGTTGACGGGTCCGCCGAGCGTGAAACTGAGAAGCAGCGCCCCGCTGCTAAGGAGAGTTCCGATGTCGATGTTCCCAAGCCGAGTGGCTCGCGATTCCCTCCGCCGCCCCGCAGGTCGTGACGCTCTGTGCGAGAGTTGCGGCTACAAGGGCATCGCCCAGCCGCCTGCCCGTTGTCCCAAGTGCGAGGAGCACCTGAGCTTCAGCAAGGGCAGCGACGAGATTGTTACTAAGACGCTGGACGGTGACAATGACCTCTTCAAGTGACACGTTTGGTCGCCCGAAGGTGGCAGCCATCACCAGTGCAGCGGACGAAACGCCCACTGCAAAGCTGATGCACGCACTGCTGCTGGAGTTCAAGCGGGCGAACGCCGAAGTGCGGGAGCATAACTTGACCAAGGTCAAGTTGAACGCCTGCGACGGCTGCTACGCCTCCGGCGGGCGAACGTGCTTGATGCCTTGCGACTACAACGACATTGAGGAGGAGATTTACGATCCTTCAGACAAGGGCGTTGTTATTCACGAGTCAATCACCTCCGCCGACATCCTGCTTCTTGTCGCAGAGGCCAGATGCTCTGGTCTGGACTCCCTGTCGCAGCGGCTTCTTGAGCGGATGATCCCCTACGAGAACATCGCTCGTGTGCAGGGACGGCGTGTGCTTGAAGGCAAGGTTGCGATCATCGCTGTTGTTGGCGATGGTGCCGAAGCTGCGCTTGGACAGGCAGCGTCCCGACTCTCGTCTCTTGGCTTTGCGCTTCCTTCGTTTGGGTCTATCTCTGTGGAGGTTCCCGCGCAGGGCCACAGGGACCAAGGGTTGCGGCTGATCCAGAGTGACCGTGACGTCCAGCAGCGGCTGCAGTCGTGCGTTGCTTCTGCTATCAAGCAGGCCGCAGCGCTTCGTGGTCGTTGATCTTTCGTCCTCGGGCTGGTTTACTGGCTCTGCTCAGGAGGTCTCATGTCTTCGTTCAAGATGCTTCGGTCACCCACTCCGCTCCACCTTGCTGGAAGCGTGGGGACCGATCCCTACAACTTTGAGGTTCGCGGCAAGCTTGCTGACGGGAGCATCGTCTCCGGTCTGGCTGAGACGCTGTCGCTGAAGAACACTCACGGCTCGCAGACCTTCTCGGTGTCGTTCAACGGCTCTGACTGGGTCGAGCTTGCGGCAGGTGCCTCGAAGGACTTCGAGTACGCTTGTCGTAATTTCTGGATCAAAGGCTCTGGCGCTGGCACGACTTTCACCGGCATCGCCGGGATTCGCGCTCGTTACCTGTAGGAGATCAAAATGCCTAGCTTCTCTCCTCCTGCCTCGGTGCGAGCCGCCGCTCGTCGTGGTCTGGAGATGCGCCGTGCGAACAACGGCAAGGGTGGCCTAGACGCCTCCGAAGCCGCAGCACAGGGCATCGGATCGGGCGTGGTTCGAGCGCAGACGCTGGCTTCCGGCAAGAGCATCCCTCTTGAGACCGTGAAGCGCATGCGCTCGTTCTTTGCTCGCCACGAGAAGAACAAGCACGGCCCCAACGGTAAGGTCGCATGGGCCTTGTGGGGCGGAGACGCAGGCAAACGCTGGGCTGACAGCATCGTCGCCCAGCACACGGAGAAGTCGATGGAAAAGGCCATGAACGCTCACCAGAAGCAGGTCGCTCGTGAGGTTCACGGCGACGAAGTCTCGTCCTCCGTCCCCGGACACTCCGAGGAAGAGACGTCCAGCCCCGCGATCCCTGACCGGATGGTGCAGGCCAACCCGCGCGTGCTTGAGCAAGGGCACGACACGCCCATGCACGATCCCATCACCAAGCAGCAGGTAATGTCGCTAGGTGAGGAATCTGACGGTCTCGCCATCAGCCACCGTGGGGGCACGCACGGAGCCTCAACGATGGCCGATCAACAGTTTGCCGCCGGATCGCCCGGCCCCGGTCGTCTTGAAGGTGAGTACGATCCCACGCAGCACATCGCTCTTGTTATTGCCCGCATTGGCTCTGGAGTGGACACCATGCTTCACATGCACAAGTCTCAGTACGACATGTCCGAAGACCTCCTCAAGTCCGCGAAGGACGGCGACCTTGAGAAGGGCAAGTTTGGTCGCATGGCTGCTGGCGTGGCCGCTGCCGGTCTGATGGCCGGTGCCGGTGCTCGTCACTCTGCTGATGCCGAAAAGGTTGCTCCTCATGCACGCGCTGCGGAGGTGACCGGCAAGCAGAAGCGCAATCTGCTGAACCTCAAGCGTGAGCGCGGTCAGGCGGGCGTCAACATGCACGCCGCCGTGAACAGGGAAGCGCACCCTGCCTCCAAGGTTGGTACGGGCGAGTTGGTTGCTCCGAAGCCGCCGAAGGAGGCCAAGAAGGCCGAGGTCGTAGCCGAGGGCTTCGGTAAGTCCAAGAAGAGCCTTGCGAAGAGCCTTGCTGAGTTCCTTATTAACGACGCTATTGGCTCACGCCGTGGCAACATTCGCCGGAGCTACACCGAGAAGTTCCCGAACGCCGTCGCGGTTCTGGAGTACCAGCTCTCCAAGGCGATGAGCGGCGAGGTCAAGCTCCACGAGATCAACGTTACGCAGGCTGATCTTCTTGACGCGACCAAGGCGATCACCGGCAAGGACCTGACCAAGTCTGTTGATCATGTTCTTCGTCGTCGCGCTGAGGACACGCTCGCGGCCCGTATGGACGCGCCGGAAGACCTGCTGTACGTTAGGCGCGTGATGAAGCACGGGATTTAACAACTACCGGGGTTGATTCCCGAACCAGAGGTTATCAATGGACGGCCCCGTGAGCGCGCTGGCTGAACTCTCGAAGAGCATGGGCGGGGGAGGCGAACCCTCCCCCAAGACGTGGTTCGTCAACCCGAACGAGATGCTCGACTCGATGGGGATGGGGTACCAGAAGACCCCGTCCACTGTGACGTACGAGACGCTGCGCGTGATGTCGATGCGCAACAGCGTCATCGCGTCGATCATCCAGACCCGCGTCAATCAGGTTGCCTCGTTCTGTCAGACGCCTCGCAACCAGTACGAGGTGGGCTTCGAGATTCGTCACCGTGATCCGCACCACAAGATGACGACGTCCGACAAGGACTTCGCCAAGCGGCTCACTCGGTACATCCTGAACTGCGGCGAAGACTACAACATTGATCGTGACGACTTTGAGTCGTTTACCCGTAAGGTCATCCGTGATCGCCTTACGTTTGATCAATTGAACTTTGAGAAGATTCCAAGGTTTGATCGGTTGCCCAGCAGCTTCCATGCTGTGGACGCGAGCACCATCCGGCTGAAGCGTCGGCCCACCAGCCACGGTGAGCCTATTGCTCCTCACGACCATGAGGACGAGGTTCGCTACGTCCAGCTGATTGAAGGCGTCGAGATGGCGTCTTTCACGCCGCTGGAGCTTGCCTTCGGCGTCGCCAACCCCCGCACCGACATTCGGGTCAACGGTTACGGACTCAGCGAGCTTGAACTGCTGATGACGACCGTGACTTACCACCTCTTTGCGGAGCAGTGGAACCAGAAGGTCTTTTCGCAGGGCAGCACGGTGAAGGGCATCCTGAACATCACCGGCAACATTCCGCAGAACCAGCTGGAGAACTTCAAGCGGCAGTGGATAGCTCAGGTCTCGGGTGTCTCGAACGCGTGGCGCACGCCCATCTTGAACACTGAGAATCTGCAGTGGGTTCCGTTGCAGCCGAGCAACAACGACATGGGTTACCAGCAGTGGCTGGAGTACCTTATTAAGGTTGCGTGCGCCATCTACCTGATTGACCCCGCCGAGATTAACTTTGATCTTCGTGGTAGTCAGGGGATGCAGCCCGCCTTCATGTCGTCGAACGAGGCGCAGCAGAAGGTCTCAAAGGATCGCGGCCTCCAGCCGCTGATGCGGTTCTACTTCAACCAGCTGAACAAGCACCTCATCTGGCCGTTCAGCGACCAGTGGGAGATCAGCCCTGTCGGTCTTGACGCCAAGACCGAGCAGCAGGCGATCCAGCTTCGTCAGACCTCGCTGCAGTCGCACCGCACCCTCAACGAGATTCGCGCTGAGGAGGGTCGCCCGCCTGTCGAGAACGGTGACGTGGTGCTCAACCCTGTCTACATCGGCTACCTGCAGCAACAGCAGGCAGCCCAGCAGGCGCAGCAGCAGGCACAGGCAGCCCAGCAGGCCCCCCAAGGCCCGCAGGGCGCTCCTGAGGCCGGTCCTGCCCAGTCTCCGGGCATGCAGGAAGCTGCACAGCAGCAGCAGGCAACTGACCAGTTTGCAGGTGCACCTAGCGCGGATATGGAGAGCGAGACTGCCGCTGGCGGCAACGCTCTTGAGCGATACGCTGGAACGCCTGAGCAGCAGGAACTTCTTCAGCGGTACTACGGCAGCTTCCTGACACCTCGGTAAGGACACCCACATGTTTATTGTTAAGATCGACGCTTTCGACGCGCTTTTTAAGGCGACGGACCCCTCGAAGAAGAAGACGCGCGGGGCGCGTGAGCCGTGGGCTGCCGAGATTCAGACGCTCGACAGGGGGGCGGGTGAGCAGGGTCGCGGTGCCACCGGACGTCAGCGTGTTGATCTGACTGCCAAGTTCTACACGGGGCCGCAGGCTACTGCTCGCAACCGCAGCAACAACCTTGCTGCTGACATCGCTGAGCGTCGAAAGCGGAAGCTCCCGTACCGTCTTAACATTAATAAAGTGTTTGACAGCAACAACCTGCTGACCAAGCTTCACGAGAAGCACGGCAAGGCGGGTGAGACTGTGGCCCGAGAGGCGGGAGAGACCGACGACGCCTACGCACAGCGGCTCCTCATGGAGCTTATTAACCGCACTCACGGTACTACTCACCCGCTTGATCACTACCGTGAAGGCCACATTGTTCCCGACGAGGAAGAGGCGCAGGAGGCTCCTTCAGCTTCTACGGCTGCTAAGGCTCCGAGTGCGAAGCACACCGAGTTTGAGGACGAAGGGCACCAAGACTATTACGATCAACTTCACTCAATTCACCTTGCCAACGCCTCAAACCCTGCGGGACTCAAGGCTGCTCTTGAGAAGCTCTTTGACGAGTACGAGATTCCTGACCACGGGATGACCAAGGCGGCTGAAGAGCCTGTCACGCACCTGATTGAGAGTGGGCACTGGCCTCACAAGGTCAAGAACGCCGACGGCTCTGTGAGCAACGACTTTGAGGGGCACGACTGGGCGACCACTGCTCTGCTCCGTGAGCTTGGAACGCAGATTGGCCGAGCCGCGACCAGCGCTTACGAAGAGATTAATGAAAAGCATGGCGTAGACGCCGCACAGCGCATTTTTGGCGGAAAGTCGTCGGGGATCGCCTTTAGCGAGGGCAAGGGTAAGCGTACAATTGGTCCCGGCGCTGGCTTCGTAAACTACATGCGCAAGTTCGGAGCCAATCCCTCCGCCGCGATGGCCTCCGGCGACATGCCCACCATGCTGCTTGAGCCGTACAAGTACATGCTTGAGAAGCTCAAGGATTGGCAGCCTGTTAGTAAAGAAGGCAAGCCCCGCAGCGTCAAGGGCGCTCTCCGCACCTCGTTTGTTCCTGACTACGTTAAGCAACTTCTGCGCGAGTACAACCCCGGCATCGAACGCTCCAGCCTTGAGACTGGTGGCGCACAGAGCGCAGCCAAGCAGGAGGGCGGTCGTGGGGAGCTTGAGGCTCGTGGCGCGGAGATGGACCCTGAGTCCGCACAGGCTGAGTTCGGCGGAGCAGAAGGTGCCGACACGGAGGAGTCTGCCGCTTTCCGCAGCCCCGGAATGATCCGGCCTGACACAATGGCCTCGGTCAACGAGACCATTGGGCACATTAAGAACATTCTTGGTGTTCGCCCTGACAACCCCGAGGCCATGAAGGAGTACCTGTTCCTTCTTGGTCACGAGGGTATTCTTGATCCTTACGTTGAGCGTGAGGCCAAGCGTCCTAACGCGCCTCGCTCGCTACTGGGTCGGTCAGGCAAGCAGTTCGTCGCCGCCACCCCAGTTATCGGTTCTGTTCCTACTGCTGACGCGTCAACGCTTGAGGCCGCAGGAAAGAAGATTCGCGACCTTCACGAGAAGATGGCCCCGATTGTTGGCCAGATTCAGCGGCACCGAGAGGAAGGTCGAATTCACGCCGAAGGCCTGAGTGCGGTTGAGGCTGCTAAGAACAAAATTCATGTTAAAGACAGTCGCGGCAAAGAGCACCACGTTGATCCTTTTGCTTCTTGGTTCCAGCCCCGCCCCCTCAATCTTCGCAGTCAGGAACTTCGAGAGCAGTACGAGCTTGAGCAGAAGAAGGTTCCCGCGAAGCGGCGAAAGCCGCTTGCTGACCTATCTGACGAGGAAGTCAAAGCTCTTGACGCTCGTACGCCGAAGAGCAACCGAACTGTTGACGCGTGGATTTCTCACGCACACCCCGGCGTTGAGTTGTCTTCAGAAGAGTTTAATAAGGTTAAAACGTTTAGGAAGAACCACGAAAAGGCTCACGCCAACCTTCAGGCTGCACACCTTGCTCAGACCGGCTCTTACGCTCCTGTGTCTCGCGAGGACAACGCCCGTCTTCACGAGGAGGCGATTGCGCAGGCCAAGCAGGAGCACATCAAGCAGCATGGGGAGCCGACGTCCGCGCCGACACTGCCTGAGCTGAAGACGACCCCTGCAGAGCGGGCAAAGGCACTTCAAGAGCTTCAAGAGCAGCTGACGGCCATGCGAGGAGAGGTGGCGCAGGCACACAGAGACTTCAGCGCTGTGGCTTCTCAGCGCAGGTCTATTCACTCGCGCCCGCTCGTCTCTCGTGGTGGTACGTCCCTCGACGAGAACCGGCGTGAGTTGGCTGCTGGCGCGTTTGCAGCCTTGGCTGATCCTACAAAGGGTCACGACGCCACGAAGGTTTCTCACGCTGCCATGCGCAAGCATGCTCTTCGTCTTGTTGATGATCCTGCTGCGTATGGTACGACTGTTCGTAAGGTGTATTCGCGCCTTCGTGATAATAAGTACAAAGAGTACTTTGGTAAAATGCAGGACTTCTTGGAGGCCTTCCGTGACGGCAAGCCCACGCCGTACGACCTCGCCCCTGCTGAAGAGAAGAACAACCTCGCTGACATGCGCGACGCAGCGCACGACGCGTTTAGGCGCGTGTACAAGCCCTACGGTCCCGGTAAGGAGCGCGGCACCACCTACGGTATGAGCGGTGGGATCGGCATGGCCGAGGGATCACTTGATCACGCTGCCCACGACGCGGCCTCCGAGATTATGGATCGTCGTCACGGAGAGGACCTGTCAAGGACAGAGGCTTTCCCTGATTGGAACGAGGCTGTTCATCACGGGCAGGAAGGTCACCCCGACTACGACCCGCACTCACTGGAGCACGAAGCGCACAACAACGTGCGCACCGCAGTTGGGGACTACACGGGTCTTGATCCTGACTCGACCTACAACGAAGAAGAGCTTCACGACTTCAAGGACGAGCTTCGGAACTTCACGAAGCGCGAGAAGCAGAAGGAGGACGACCGGAGGATGCGTGAGGTTCACGCAAACGTTCGCGACGTTCTTAACGACTTCTACATTCCTCACGCTGCACACCTCACGCACCCTGACAACGCTGAAGCTCGCGAGGCGTTCATCGGGATGCACAAGCTGCGCTCTCCCGAAGAGCACACGCTGAAGCTTATTGAGGATGAGTCGATGCCGGAGATTGCCGGTGTATCGACTGCAGATCGTGCAGCCACCTTGCGCATGCTGCTTGCGCCTAAGGGGGGACACAACGCTGCTGCTGCGGAGGCTCGTCACTACGTTCGTTCCGCCCAGCGCAAACTGTTTGGTCGTCTGGAGGAGTTGAAGAACCGCATCGACCGTCGTGCACGGATGAAGGCTTCAGGTCTCAAGCTTGTTGATGACCCTGAGCTGGAGCGTGAGTACCAACACGCGTCTGATCAAGCCGACGCAATCAAGGAGTTCTTTTCGACGGCCCGTAGTGCTTCAGAGGGCCGGGTAGCGCTTCCCTACTCCATTCTCGGCCCGAAGATGACTGGGGATCACCTTAGCCGTCACGCTATTGATCCTATTGTTCCTGCCCCCCACGACGTGAAGGGCCTGTTCTCTCCGGCTCTCATGGACTTTGATAGCTTCAACGCGCACGCTCATCATTTTTATGACCACCCTGTGCACGGGAAGCACATTACCGAGGCACTTGGCTCCATTCGTCAGCGGGACTTCTGGCAGCATCATCTGCGGGAGATTGCTGCGCACCGCGACACAATCGCGCGGGCAGCTACAAACCACGCCGACCCTCGTCACCGTATGACTCTTGAAGAGCTTTCTGATCCCACAAAGATCAAGTCTCCCACCCGAGAGAAGCTCAAGGCGTCCAGTCGGTTCTTGCATTACGCCAAGATGCACGAGGACCACTCCAAGCTTGCGCGTAACGCTGCTCACGCCGAGGCGTACGCCAAGATTGTTGAAGAGAGTGGTAAGGGTCAGCCGAGCCACGAGGCACGGCTCAAGCACGCACAGACCGAAGCGTACCACCGCATGTTCCCTGTGCTGCATGCTGCTCACACGCGTTTTATGAATGATAAGCGTGAGCACGCTGACGTTGACGCGTTTGACGTCAACACCGAGCCTCGTAGGATCGCCGAGAAGGCCAAGACGGCTTCGGCCCTTCGCAAGCTTGGCGTTGAGGAGACGCGCAAAGAGGCTGACATCTCGCCTGAGGTGCTGGCGGCACACAAGCGGCTCATGGCCAAGAAGCAGGGCAAGGAGCTTGCCGCTGCTGCCAAGGCTCCCACGCCGATGGCAAGCTACGGATCGGACGAAGAGTTCCAGAAGGTGCTGGACGAGAACATCAAGGCTGCGCAGGCGGAGATGGCGAAGAGGCAGGGGGCAACTTCGACGCCCGCCCTTCCTCCGGCTCCTAAGACAGAGGCTCCTGCTCCTGCTCCTGCTCCTGCTCCTGCTCCTGCTCCGTCCACGCCGACGCCTGCACCGGCACCGACGCCTGCCCCCACCCCTGCACCGTCTACGTCCACCCCCGCTCCGACACCGCCGCCCACGCCTGCTCCAAAGGCCACAACGCCTAACCTTGACGAAGGCATCGCCGCAGCACAGGCGGAGATGGCTAAGACGAGAAGCGCTGCGAGTAAGGGCTTCTTCAAGCGGTAAGGGGGTGTCGACCCCCTAAGTAGATCGTGCTACTGAACAGCGAAAAGCATCACCCACGGAGGCTCCTGTGGCTAAGAAGACTGCACCTGCTCCTACTCCTACTCCTACGCTCACCGCCGACACTGCGGTTCTTGATAAAAAGGCTGCGGAAGACGCCGCACGCAAGAAGTACCTTGAGGTCACTCTTCCTCAGAAGAAGGCGGCACACGCCAACTCTGCTCTTGAGCGTCACAAGGTCTGGGCCGGTAAGGACTTTATGAGTAGGCCCGAGCCGCACGGCTCTGCCCGCTCGTTTCTTACCTACAACACCGTCCCCTTTCACTACCCTGTTTCTCACGGCCACACCGAGCACGAGGACCCTGAACAGGTGCGGTACAGCACTGTGATGGGTAGCCCACAGACGGGCGGCTACCGTATCACTCACGCGGGAAAGCACTCTTTGGTTGAGTCCTTCCCTATGGCGATGAACGCCGAGCGTGATGAGAACGGGGAGTTTGTTGATCCCAAAGCAGCTGAACGCGAGTCCTTTGGACCCGGAGGCCCCAAGCCGATCCCAAACGGGCTTCTGACAAATCCCGGCATGGGCGACATCTACCGCGCACTTCAGCAGCATGTGGCGGGTCACCGCGCCAAGCTGTTCTCGCCCGAGGGCAAGGCCTTCCTTGAATCAGGTAAGGGCAAGGATGCTTACGATCATGTGACAAGTGACAAAGGCTTTACAGGCGGAGATCGAGACTTCCAGCGCTATGTTCTTGAGGCCATCTCTCCCAAGTCTGAGCGGGTGCTTGGTTCCAAGGGAAAGCCCGTTGATCATCCTCACGCCGCTCCGGGTGCTCATGGTCTTCGCGTGAACGACAACGGAGAGATCGCAGAGTCTCCCGACGCGTTCAACGGTTCGGCAGAGGAAGCCGCTCTCGCCTACCCTCACAGCGCCGACGAGTTCAGTGCCGTCGATAAGGCCGCTACGGCCAAGGAAAAGGCCGCTGCCAAGGAGGCCAAGGCCAAGGAGGCGGCTGCGGCAAAGGAAGCCAAGGCTGCTGGCAAAGGTGGCAAGGGTAAGAAGGGCGAGGCCCCTACTGCTGCTCCTCCTGCCGCTCCTGCCGCTCCTCCTGACGCCCCCGCGACGAAGGGGACCTTTGCCCGCAAGAAGCTTGATCCTGCTCTTGAGGAGGGCATTGCTGCAGCACAGGCCGAGCAGTCGAAGACCACCTCGAAGACCTCAAAGACCTCAAAGACCGCCCCCGCTGCGGGTACGCAGAAGAAGGGTCGCGGGGGTCGCAAGGCCGCAGTTGCTGCTCCGTCTGCTCCGTCTGCTCCGGCTGCTACGGAGACTGCGGGTGCAATGCGGGACGCCGGTTTCCAGTCCAGCACTTCTGGGCGGCCCACCACGAGGACCGGTCAGCCGCTGAATCTGACGGCCAATATTGAGGAACTTCGTCGTCGTGTTTCGAGCGCCGTTGGCGACGAAGCGGCGGAAAAGATCACTCAGCCCGCTCCTCCTGTCACTACGACTCAGCCCCCTGCTGCTCCAACGGCTCAGCCTGCTGCCTCAACTTTTGATCCTCACAAGTTGTCCCTCGACGACTACACAAAGCTCCATGACAACCCCGCAGCACTGCACGGTGTCCTCAGTCATCTGAAGGACAACTTTCCTAATGTGTACGACGCCAGCCCTGATGTGCAGGCCGCGAAGAACATGGTTGAGCAGTTCCGCGACGCTGCAAAGAAGTCGGGCATCCGCTTCAACGGCACCAAGGTGGATGGGCGTGCGCAGACCCCCGAGCAAGAGAACACGCTTGAGCAGCTTGATCAGGCTGTGAAGATGCTCCGTAGTGAGCGTATTAAGGCGGGGCACCGGGCGTACATTGACGCTGCTCTTGATCAAGGCAAAGACGACGAGATTCACAAAGACAACTTTGCTGCCCACAACATGCAGTTGCCCCAGTTCAAGCACCGTAGCTTTGACACTGAGGACGAATTTGATCGGATGTTTACGTCGAAGCCGCAGCAGATGGAGCTTCCGCTTGCGGCTCCGAAGCCCAAGCCTGAAGCAGCAGCGCCTGAGGCGGCTCCTGCCGCTGCCGCTGCTACGGGCGGCCCCACTCCGGTGAAGGGCGACCTGCTCACCTCGCTCTCCGGCGGTGACACGGCTCCTCGTGGAATGGCCGGTAGCATCGTCCCGACGCCTGTCCCGACGCTGCCCGAGGGCACGTCTCCTCAGGCCCGCTCGTACCACTTGATCGGCGCTGACGGGAGCATGAAGCACACGCTCAACGCCAAGGTTATCGGCCAGCATGAGGGTACACACGGCGTCTACTCGACGCACGTTCAGGACGTAAATAATCCTGACGGTACGCACAGCCACCAGAACATGCTGCTCGTGCACCACGAGAAGGAGCCGAATAACCCCACGCCGACACCCAAGGTGCTCGACTCGCACAAGATCGTCGGTTCGGAAAACAAGGCAACCCTGACGCCTCTTGCGCAGCAGACGAATCAGGCAGCCTCTGTTGACCACCTTCTTAACAACGTTGCCAAGCCGCATGCTGTTCAGGCAGCTTCAGCAAAAGCTGCTGCAGCCCCGACGCCCACTCCTGCACCCACTCCTGCGCCTCCTCCGTCCACCGGTATCAACCCTTCCGCTGATGCGCCTGCTCCCAAGCCCGCTAAGACCGGGGGGATGATGGCTCGACTGAAGGGCATGTTTGGTTTTGGTAAGGGTGGACTTGTTGTTGATCTTCGTAAGGCCAACAACATTTACAATCTGACCAAGGGTGTCGCGGCGGACCAGCCAAAGAAGTACACGAACAAGCAGGTAACCAAGACAGGCGGTATCAAGCACGTCTACAAGCTGCCTGCTGGTTCGTTCCAGAGTCCTGCTGGTGGCGGTGCGCCTAAGGTTGATAACGAGGTCAACCCGCAGGCCTTGTCCACCAAGCTGCGCACCACGAGTGGCACGCTGCTCCAGATTGCCAAGCGGTCTGGCGGGCCTCAGCAGTTTGCTCAGATCGTTCGTGAGCAGGCCCCCGCGTTTGTTCGCAAGCACGGAGTCACCGACGAGTACCTGATGTCCATCTACCGCGCCCTTCACAATCGGGCGGCGGTACAGAAGGCGGAAAAAGATGATCCTTGTTGGGACGGCTACGAGATGGTTGGCATGAAGCGCAAGAACGGTCGGCGCGTCCCCAAGTGTGTTCCCGAGACCTAAGGAGATTTCCATGACGATGTGCAAGGGCTGTGGGCAGATGTACAAGGGTGCGACGTGCAAGGGTTGCCACGCTATGGAGCGGCCCACTTTGATGAAGAAGGGGGAGCACACCTCTTCGGAGTCCGCCTCCGAGACGACCTCCGAGCACGGTGAGCAGGAAGTGCGTATGAGTCTCCAGCAGCTGCACTCGGTCTGTGAGGCAGCCACCAAGCTCAAGGGTCACGTCAAGAAGGAGACGCTGGTCCCTGCGTGGGTTCAGAGCCTCCTGACGGTCGCCCACGAGAACCTTGAGCACATCGAGGGCTACTTTGAGGGCAAGCACATGAAGAAGGGCGGCGACTTTGTTATGCCGACGTCCGAGTCCCACAAGCCACGGATGCCCGTCCCCACCCGTGGAATGAAGAAGCCTCCGGCACCGTCCAAGGGCGGCACCGCTGCACGCAACATCGCGCTGTCGGAAACGGCGCAGGAGACCGACGTGGAGAAGGTTAATAAGAGTGACGCCCCTGTTCTGCCGCAGTTTCCCCGCGTGACGGGCGACTCGCGCGTTCTGCTGCAGCACGTCGCTCCAGACCAGACGGTGATTCAGCAGATCACTGGTCGGGATACCCACCAGCCGCACAGCTACAATCTGGCCCCCTCGAACTGGGAAGACGGCTTCGGTCTTCGTCGTCGATAACAATCTCCAGCAGTAGCACTGGACGCCCGTCGGCTGTATGCTGGCGGGCGTCTTGCTGTTGAGGGATCAATGACCAAACTTCTCAAAAAGTCTGACGGTAACCCTGCAGAACCCTCAAAGATGGGCCGCCCTCCTGAGGGCAAGCCGAAGGATGCACAGGGTCACGCCGTAACCGGCGACGGTCACCGCATCGTAGAGAACCCCGGTATCTATGGAGGCAAGTGGTACCGCGACAAGCGTGGCTTCGTTCAGTACGGCGTCCTACAGCCCCGTGGTGCGCCTCTGCAGGGGCCACGCTTCGCCCCGCTCGGAGGTGCCAAGCCTCTGGCTACTCGTGCAGGAGGCAAGGCCGCACGAGGGGCCACTGCCTCGGCTGTCGAAACGCTCACCGGCATCAGGAACATCTATGCGACTGCCAATGCCACAGGGTTTGGTCTGTCGAGTGTCAGCCCGCTCACGGCTCTTCTATCCGGCGAGATTCGTAACGAACTGAACCTTGGAAACGTAGACGTCAAAGACGTCAAAAAGATGATTAACACCGGTACCCTTCCAAGTGGTGCCGGTGTGCTGAGTGGGCTGATCGCCTCAAAACTTGGGCTTCCGCTGGACAGCCTCGAAGAGTTTGCTGGGCTGGTGCGAGCCGCAGAGCGGGGAGGCTTTGACGTTGAAGATGCGCTCGGGCGAATGATTGACGAGCGGATGCGCCTGCCTGACGGCAGCATGCCCGATAACTACGAGGAGACCCGCGAACTCCTCATCGCGTCGGTTTTTGAAGCCTTTGACAGTCTTCAAGACGACCACGACGTGCAGACCGCCGTCTCGCAGGCGGTCAGTGCTGCACAGGCAAACGATTTTATTATTGAACAGGCTATTAACACGGTCAACACTCACAGAGACAAGCTCGGCTCTATTTTTGATCACTCTGTTCCTGTAGAGACTCGTTTCGTCCGTTTCTTGGCCGTTTCGCGGGAGCTTGGGTTGCTGAGTTTCGTGCGCGACCTTGAGATGGTTCGCCAGCACTTCAGGCCAGACGGATCACCGGTACCTATTGGTGAGCAGCTGAAGCAGCTTGGCGCAGTTCGCATCAACACAGCGGGCGTCAGCTGGATGATCCGCCGTCTTAACAACCTTGCTGGGACGGATCAGGCACACACAACGCTCGCGCAGATTTTGCCCGTCCTTCTTCGTTACGACGCGTGGCAGCGGGCAAAGGCTCTTGGCTCAGACGCCGATCAACAAGTTGCGTCGTTTACCACTCCTGATGGTGAAGCTCGTGGGGACTTTGTTCACAAGTTTGCACCGGGTACTGACCAGTTTGAGCGCTTCAACGCTGACCCATCGGCGTTCTTTGAAGACCCGCAGTGGCAGAGGGAAGGCAACCTCCCAACGCAGGACGATGGCCTTGAGGTTGCGCTCGTCAACCAGCTAATCGCCGAGAGTCCTCCCGAGTTGCTTACTCGCAATAATGTACTTAACTTTATTAAACATACAAACGCTGAAGGGGAGCGCTTTGCCTCGATGCTGGAAGACTACGCCTCAGGAAACATGGGGGCGTACGGCTACCACCTCACCAAAGCGTTCGCCGCAAACGCTGTGACCCTCAAGGACGCGTTTGACGACCGAGCAGTTGAGGGCATCCTCACCAAGCTCGCTGGGCGTGCTGACCGGATCGTGAAGGCTATGCAGGCTCGTGTAGCCCACCCAGAGGCAATCAAGGCCACGTTGCCCCCTGACACGCTCAAGCACCTTGAGACCGCTGGCTTCGGCGGGGTACCCATCACTGTTCTGCCCACCCAGCTTCGTGCTGTGGCGCACGCACTGGCAGCGGAGCGCTCCATCTGCGGGCTGGACGTCGGCCTCGGGAAGACACTGGTCGCCGCGCTCTTTGCGGCCTCCCTGCTTCACCAAAAAAAGTCGCAGATCGTCTTTCACGTTTTGCCAAAGATGACGATTGATCAGTACCCTGAGCAGCTCAGGACTTTCCTTGGTCCCAGCTTCCAGTACCGCAGCATCGCCACGCAGGACATCTCCACCCGAGGCGTGGACTACCCAGAGGCTCTTGCCACGCTAGAAGCCATCTTGGCGGGCAAGAAGCAGTTTGCTCCCAACGTGATCATCTCAAACTCTTGGCTGGACGGTGGCCGGGAGTTGGAGGACTTGAAGCGTGCTGAGGGGTTGAACGTCTACGACAGCAAGACAAACCAGTTCATCCCAAACCCCGCACTTTCTGAGCAGGAGTACGAGGACCGTCTGGACAAGCTGATTCCCCAGCTTCGCTTCGTGCAGCTTATTAAAGCTATTCAAGAGAAGTACGGCGCGGCGTTTATTATTGACGAAGCTCACTCACCGGGCGCGGGTCTTCGTAACGAGAAGAACATCGCCTACAAAGTTTTCCGTCACATGACGGAAGGTGCTGACCACGTTCTGGGTATGACGGCAAACGCTGCGTCGAACGGTGTCAAAGACATCGTGACGATGATGGGAGCGATCAACCCAGAGGCTGTCACCGAAGACGTGCGCAGACTGCAGGAGCAGTATGCCTCCGTTTCGATAGTCCCTAAGCTGGATGCTGACGGAAACCCGACTGGACAGCGGGTTCGTCAGTACAGCAACCTCGACAGCTTCATGCGCGGCTCAAAAGACTTGATGCCGTTCTTTTATCAAAAAGTAAAAAGCGATCCTGACGTGCGGGCGGAGCTTGAGTCTGCAGGCTTTACAGTCCCGCAGATGCGCATCCGTCGGCGCAACCACCCAGTGAGTCCCCTTCTGTCACAGTACCTCTCGATGGCCGAGAACGGGCACGACGACTACGTTCGGCTTGAGAAGGCTCGCATCCGTAACGAACGCAATATCAATCGTTATCGCAATTTTCTTGCAGGCCACAATCCTTATTACGCAGACAAGAACCTCTACCCAGACGAGGCTCTTTGGTCTCTTCGTACTGTGACTCGTGCGCAGAAGGACGACGATGGTAATTTTTATCGTGATCCCGTCACGGGTGAGTACGCACTCTACGAACAGCCTGTCGCACAGGACTACAAGTTCAAGCCTCCGCGTAAAGACGTTCCCCTTCGCTGGGACGATGTGAAGGACGACAACACCAAAGCTGCCTTGTACAAGTACAATCTTGCTAAAAAGATTCGTCTTGACCCCGCTATGGTCTGGGGCAACGCCATGCCCGAGGCCCATCGTGGGGCCGCGTTTGGCAAGGTTGAAGCTGCTGTCGAGGCAGTGCTTGAGCACATGAACAGCCCCGTCACGAACGACGGCTGCATCATCTTGGCCGTCGAAAGCGTGCAGGCGATGAAGGTGATTCGCGACCGGCTTCGCGAGGAGGGCGTTGACAGCCCGCTGATCGCTGAGTTCCGTGGTGACGGAGACAGCACCGTCGTTGACAAGCGCTTGGCTTCAGACCGTGACGCTGCTGCTAAGCTTATTAACAAGAAGCAGATAAAAGTCGCGCTGATGTCCATCCGACTGGCCGTCGGTCTGAACCTTCAGCACGCCTCCAAGATGGTGATGATTGAAGAGCCGAGCACCGTGCACCACATGGATCAAACTTTGGGGCGCATCAGCCGCATCGGCGGTAACTCACTGGCAGAGATTGAAATCCTGAACCTGAACACAGACGTGGACTTTAAGGCTCTCCGCAACCGTTATGAGAAAGCCTTGCAGGTCCTTCCGCTGTTCCAGCACGACGAGTTGCTGGCCACTTCCGACGCGCTACCCGCCCTCATCAACCACATCGAGGCGGGGCTTGAGCGGCTGGGCCTGCCGACGGGTCCTGACTACCACGACGAGATGAAGCCGGTGGCCGACCGCGTAGCCCTTGCAGAGCAGCAGGACCGTCTCGGGCTGGGGGGTATCCCTCACGATCTTTCGCGCTTCAAACAGGTTATTAACGGTCCTGCCTCAAAGTTCTTGCGTATTCCTGCTTCAGCCACCGAGCAGGTCATCCGCTACGCTAAGAACGGCCTCAGCATGATTAACCAAAAAGCTGAAGCAAACGAAATTCTTTATCAAGAAAAAAAGCGCAGCAAGGACGACTACGAAAAGGTTAAAGAGGCTGTTGATCGCGACCGTGACTTGTTTATGATGACAACGTCTTTGTTTGGGCAGCAGAACATCGTTGTACCGGGCAAGTACAGTGCCGTCGTTCCTCAGTACGCGAGCTTCGAGTCCACGAGCGACATCAACCCGTTTGCGGTTCTGGTTTCACAGGCCCAGACACCGGATGCTCGACTCAAGCGCAAGGTCGTCACGAGCTTGATTGATACGCCTAATTCTGTGATCTCAGACTCAGACGTTCCGGGCGGCAACGACATTTACATTCACTACTACGCGTGGGAGCTTATTCATAAGTACGGTCTGAAGTCTGTTGCGGAGCTTGTTGAAGGACACGAGCGACAGATCGCAGAAGCTATGGGGCTTTGGAACGACACCTATCGACTGACTCGGTATGTGAAGTACACCAACATGCTGCGAGACTGGGCGAAGCAGGGCTACATTCGCTGGACGGGTACTGAGCCTGCACAGCTGCCGTTGAAGACCCCAGAGCTTGGCGAGGTTCGTGGGATTCGGCCCGCAAGGCCTCCGCCTTACCTGACTGCGGAAGAGGCCCTCCTCCGCTTCATGCTGGCCACGTCCAAGGACCCAAACATGCTTGAGGCCATGCGGCAGTCGCCGGGCATCCAGCAGGAACTGAAGCACCTTGGACTTGAGCACAAGGACCCCGAGAAGACAGTGCTGACGCCGGGGGCCGCTGCTCACACCCCTACATTTGATCCTGTTTCTGTGTGGGACGGACGGCAGCACCTCACGGTGACGCCTGCGGAGTTGGGTCAGTTCTGGAGCAACGTGAAGGCGTACCTCGATGGCGGAGGCTCAATCAGTAGCGTGGACGAGGCGCATCGTGCGTTGACGGGCAGCACTGGTCCTGTAGGGGAAAGTGCTCAAGCAACGCGCATTATTATGTACGAGTTCGAGAAGCGTGGACTGACTCGCTCGACGTACACGCCAAGCGTTCCTCAGATTCGCGTCTCTCGTATCGGCAAGCACAACCTTCCCAACTTTGAAGACCTTCCTGCAGAGGGCAAAGTTATTAAAGGCGACGACCTTGAACACTACTGGGAGACGCTCTACAACTACTTGGACGCAGGCAACAGTCTGACGAGCCACGAAGGCCTCGCATCCGTTCTCGGGCTGAAACCAGAAGACCAATCACTGACACGCCACATCATGGACGAGTTCATCCGCCAGCGACTCGTCGTGAGGAGCTAACATGGGCAAGGCCAAAGACCCGTCGATACTCAACGAGCCTGCCTACGCTGTTGAGATCATACTTAAAGGAGAGAAACCATCTGTGCGGCTCCTCAGCGTAGAGAAGGTTCTTGGCGGACGTGTGCACGACAAGGAAAGCCTGCTGTACGAACTGGTCAAGCGTCAGCACAACTCGCTGAACTTCCACCACTCGGACATCACGTCTCGACGGTGGCACCTTGAGTACGAACGACCTGCCCTCCGTTTTTATTGTAAACACTACGGGGTGCCGGTTCCGGGGTGGCTTGAAGGCTGCGGAGGCTACGAAGACTGCAGTGAGGAGACTTTCACGCGTCTGTTTGGTACTCGTCCCCTACACCCCGTCGAGTTCAAGACGTGGGGCGGTCTGTTTCCCGAGTTGAAGCCTCAATGATCTTCCAGTACTTTCACGTTTGGAGCCACCCGTGACCCAGTTTGCTGAGGGCGTAAAGTCTGGCGAGGTTCAGCTGGAGCACCCGACTGAACACGGGCGCAACGGCGCGAAGATCGTCACGTTCGTGAACGGCGCAAAGGCCGTGGTGAAGGAGCGCTTCTTCGGGGACAAGGTCTTTCGCGGTGTACCGAAGCGTTTTGATCACCTAAATGAGGTGGCGGCTTACCAGCTTGACCAGCGGTTGTTCCGCTTCAACCTCGTGCCTGAGACGCTGCTCACCAAGCACAACGGCACCACTGCCAGCGCACAGGAGTTTCACAAGGGTGCCACCGCCCCGGACATCTCCCCCGGCGTGTTCAACTCCGACGACCCGAACTGGAAGTCCAAGATTGCCAAGTTTTTCTGTCAGGTTGATCCTGACCGTCTTGCTCAGGTGGTGGTGTTTGACCTCGTGCTCAACAACACCGACCGGCACGGACGCAACCTGCTCTTCACGAAGGGCAAGGATGGGCTGGTCAGCGGTGGCAGGGTCTGGGCCATCGACAACGGCGGTATCTTCGGTCAGGACTTGAAGTACTACCGGAACGTGTACCACAAGTATTTGTTTCGTAATAACTTTCCGTTTCACTCTTCTTTGTTTGATCTGCTTCACAGTTTCAAGCTGGAAGACTTTGAGGCCATCCTGAAGCCTCTGTACGGCGACAGCCGGTTCGCAGAGGACTGCATGGCTCGTACTCGGTGGATTATTCGGCACCGACGTCACTTGGCCTTCAAGATCGTCTCAGAGGGTCACTTTGACAAAAACGACTTTCCTTCGCACAAGGAAGAACTGGACGCGCTTCGCCACACTCGCGGCCTCGTAGCAGACGAAGGCGTCTTTGGAGCGTCAGATGCAGCTTGATGACATCGTCAAAGCAGATGGGTCCTTCACAGCTTGGCAGCCCGTGGATGGCACGCTGTTGAAGGCAGAGCCGAAAGGCTCTCCGTACCTCGCCAAGATTCAGGGCTACTGCTCCACGGAGAAGAAGGATCGTCAAGACGAGGTCCTGCTTCAGCGCGGCCTCGACTTCGACGACTTCGTCAGGTACGGCTTCTTCAACGATAACCACGCACAGGAGACCGGTGCGCAGGTGGGTGTTCCGCTGATGGCCGAGTACCACCCCGGACGAGGCTGGTACACGGAGGGCTACCTCCTGAAGTCTCCGAGATCAGAACGCATTTATGATCTTGCAAAAGCCTTGGTCGGTACCAACCGGAAGCTGGGCTTTTCGGTCGAGGGCAAGGTCGAGGGCCGCGAAGGCAAGACCATCGTTAAGGCAAAGATTCGTCACGTCGCAATCACCCACTGCCCTGTAAACCCTGAGTGCACATGGGAGATCGTGGCAAAGGCACTCAGCGCCGGAGGCACTGCCGGAGGTAGCGCCAACGGTGCTACGATCTACAGCAACGGTGATACTGATCTCGAACGCGACAGCCCTCTTCCCGGCGAGGATGGCAAGCACCGTTGTCATCACAAAGGCTGTCGCACTGTTAAGAAGTCTCAGAAGGCCCTTGATCTTCACCTCAAGGAAGTGCATGGTCAGGCCCACGGCTTGAAAGTGAAACGTGACAGTGACATTGTGAAGGGCTACAGTCGGGAAGAGGCGCTAGAGTTTATCCGTCGAGTGCGACCAAACTGGCCCGAAGGATTGATTATTAACGCGTTGTCGAGGCGCTAACTCGACGAGGAGAAGCAGATGGCTGATTTCGCTCGCTCTAAGCATGATCCGGTTCTTGCGTCTGGCACGGTTGTGACCAGCGCCTCGACCGGTTCGGTCCAGTTCGCCAGCCCCTTTCCGGGGCAGGACATCAGCGTGGGTCTGACCCAGAAGGGTGCTTCGGCCCCCGCTGACGCGCTCTCCTACGAACTCGACGCGTCCAAGTCGTTGATCACGGTCTACGCGTGGAAGTCCACTGCGGCGGACAACACTGCGCTGATCGCTGCCTCGACTGCCGTCACGGTGGACGTGCAGGTCATTCGGCAGTAACAACACCCACGGGCCACGCCCAAGAAAGGATGTCTCACATGTCTGACGTGATTGATGATTTCTTCTCCGACGAGGAGCTTCTGAAGTCGATCTCAGAGCTTGACAACGAACTGGTCAAGGGCGTGAAGGGCTACGGCGGCGACGACGACTCCGGTACGCCGGAAGGCGACAGCGAGTCTGATGACTCGTCGGACGAGTCGGACGAGTCGGACTCGTCGATGACTGCCGACGGCGACAGCGAGACTGCCTCGCCTCCCCCCTTCGCCAAGAAGTCGGTCAAGAAGGGCCTGCTCGGCGGCAAGGTCGTGAATCAGTCGAAGGACGGTCACGGTCCCGTTGACGAGGACGCCCCGAAGAACGAGATCACCCACGGTGGCCACAAGGGCAACAACATGGGCAAGGCGAGCCTGCCTGCCCAGAACGCTGCTCCGGGGATGGTCGCTCCGGGTTCCAAGAAGAAGGAACTCTTCCGCTCGCAGGACGAGGCTACCTCGGACGACGAGTCCTCGACCGGTCACGGCAAGGGCGGCCTCGCCAAGTCGTTCAGCGACGTGGCTTCGCCGGAAGCCGAGCGCACGCTCGACGTCACCCCGTTCCTCGCCGCGCAGGCTGAGACCCTCGACAGCATCGCGGAGGGGATCAATGCCCTCGCGAAGTCGCTCGACGGCTTCGGTCAGCAGGACGCCCTCGCGAAGTCGGTCGTTGACCTTGGTCGCGGGATGATCGACACTCGCAACCAGATCAAGGAGCTGTTTGAGTCGATCAACGACATCCGCAAGGGTCTTCGCCTGCCGGTTCGTCAGGCCCCGAAGGCTTCGCTCTCGAAGAGCGTGAGCGCGGAGCAGGTCGAGCGGTTTGAGCAGAGCGCTCCGTCGCTCAGCAAGTCGCAGACGGCGGCCATCATCAGCGACCTCGTCATCAAGGGTGATGTTGATCCGATGGCGGTTTCGGCTTACGAGGCCACCGGCTGGATGGATCGGGCCACGGAGCAGGCGGTTCAGGCGGCAATTTCGGCGCGGTTTGCGCGCAGGGCGTAAGGGTCAGAGGCAACTTTCACAAAGGTGGTCTCTGACCACCAGACAGACAGGAGAGATCGATGGACAACATGGTTTCGATGAATGACTACGCCGATCTGCTCGGCGGAGCCGTCGCTGGTGGCGCTGCCTCCCCGGAGCAGGTCGATCAGCTGAACAAGGCCCTCTCGGCTGGTACCGCCCGTGGCGGTAACGAAGGAAGCGCGAACGCTGGCGACGGCTCGTCGCTCCGCATGGAGTCCCTTGAGGAGACCCTCAAGGTGATCACCTACCGCGAGGAGATGATCAAGCTCTGGCGGCGAGTGAAGAAGAAGGCCGCGTACAACACGGTCGAGGAGTACAACCTTCTCAAGGAGTACGGCGGCGACGCTGGCGTGTTCACCCTTGAGGGTGAGCTTCCTGAGACGGTGGACTCCACGCTGGAGCGCAAGACCGCTCTGGTGAAGTTCCTCGGCGTCGTGGGCGAGGTCACCCACCCGATGATGCTCGTGCGTTCGGCGCACGGCAACGTCGTGGCGCTTGAGATTCAGAACAAGACGCGCCACCTCCTCCGCCAGATCGAGGTCTCGCTCTTCAACGGGCGTCAGGACAACGTCTCGGTCGAGTGGGACGGCTACTTCAAGCAGATTTTCGACGGCATTGGGATCACTGATCTCAACACCGGTCTGTACTCGGCCACCGACGTCATCGGTGGTGACTCGACCTACGGCAAGACGGTCGTGATCGACTGCCGTGGTGGCAAGATTGACGAGGAGAAGATCGAAGCCGCGTCGAACTTCGGTCTCCAGAACTACGGTCAGCTGAACACCCTGTGGCTCGCGCCGCAGGCCAAGTCGGACCTCGTGAAGGAGTTCTACCCCCGTCAGCGCGTTCAGCTGCCCCCGCCGGTCAACGGCAAGGTCGGCATGAGCGTCAGCGAGGTCGAGACCTCGGCTGGCCTGATCTCGCTTGAGGCCGACATCTTCCTCCGCTCGGGAGCGAAGCACGGCGTCAAGACGGCCCCGGTGGCGGCGACGTCGTCCAAGGCCCCGAACGCCCCGTCGAACGCGATCTGGGCGGCTGCCGCGACGAACACGAAGTCGATGTTCAAGGCGGCGGACGCTGGCCTCTACAACTACTCGGTCACGGCTGTGAACCGCTACGGCGAGTCGCTTCCGTTCTCGGTGGTGTCCTCGGTTGCGCACGAGGCCGGTAAGGCCGCTGTGCTCACGATCACGGACGGTGGCTACGGCTCGGGCGCTGCTGCCGCGACCTGCTACAAGATTTACCGGTCGGCAGTCGGCGGCGCGGGTGATCGCCAGCTGCTCACCACGGTGAAGCGCGATGCGGCCACGACGGCGTTCACGGACTACAACTGGTTCCTCCCCGGCACGTCGATGGCGTGGATGAGCGAGGAGGATGACGCGGAGCACCACAGCTTCCGTCAGCTCGCCCCGCTGATGCGCATCCCGCTCGCGACGGTTGCGGCCAGCATGCGCTGGATGCAGCTGCTCTACGGCACGCCGCTGCTCTACAAGCCGCGCCAGAACGTGGTGTTCGTAAACGTGAAGGACAGCTAAGCCTCGGCTGCTGATCCCTAATGCGAGCGGGCCGGTAGCTGGGAGACTGGCTACCGGCCTTCTCGCTTGATAAGGAGTCTGAGATGGGTGTGAAGATCAAGTTTGTGCCTCACGCGTTCTCTGGCAGTGTCGTCACCTCTGCCGGTGAAGTCGTCGTCGTGGACAACGAGGCCGAGGTGTCGTCGGAGCAGGCAGCTGCTCTCGTTGGCACGGGTCTCTGGGTGAAGGCGAACTCGACCGCTGGCCTCCCGAAGGTCAACGACCAGATCACCGACGCCGTGACGGCTGCACCGTCGAAGAAGAAGCAGTAAGCTCGTCGCGAGGAGAGGCCAATGGCGATCCATTCTCTGTTCGGTAAGCTCAGCGATCTCACGCCCGCCTACGTCAAGGGGCGGTACCTTATTGATCTCGCTGATAGGCTTGTCCTGCAGGATGGGTCGCCTTGGCCCGACCTTGCTTACGATCACGCCATCGAGACGGCCATCGTGCGGTTTCAGGAGGCGACACAGGTCAACATCCTGTCGACTCCCATTGAGCGTGATCCCTACGATTTTGATCTTCGCGACTACAACAACTTCGCGTACTTCAGCCTCAATCAGCGACCCGTAAAGCATCTCACCAAGTTCGAGGTGAAATGGCCCTCGTCCGACATCTACACGGAATGGCCTCTGGCGTGGGTGAAGCTGCAGCCCATGAGCGGGCAGCTTCGCCTCGTGCCCACGGGCGGTACCATCGCGCAGGTGCTGCTTGGGCAGGGATCGCAGTATCTCCCGCTTCTGGCGGGCAACTACTCGCTGGTCCCTCAGCTGTTCTACATCAGCTACGTTCCCGGCTTCCCCAACGACGACATTCCGAAGACGATCCTCGACTGCATCTGCAAGATGGCGGTCATCGAGCTTCTGACGGTCGCCAGCGACACGATCTACAAGCCCGGCGTGACGAGCTACAGCATCGGTAAGGACGGCGTCACTGAGAGCATCGGTATTATGAATAACGGTCGCCTGCCCGCAGTCTTCGGCAGCCGGATCGGGTTCTACATGCGCCAGTTGTATGGGAACGTCGATTCGTCGATGTGGGACGGCAACGGCGGCGACCTCGGGCACATCAGGAAGACGTACCGCACGATGTCGATGTCCGTGGCGTAGGAGGCAGCATGGCTCTTCTCTCCAAGAACCCCTTCAGCCCGTTCGGCGGCCCTCGTCTGTCTCAAAAGGACTTCGAGTCGCTTGGGCGTGAGCAGGGCTATCGGGTTAAGTGGGAGAAGGCGATGTACTGCCCTCGCCGCATCAACAACGACTTTGATAAGCACGACATGAACTGCCCTGTGTGCGAGTCGCGCTTTGGTATTATTTATTTTGACCCTAAAGTGACTGACCCTTACGGACAGGACCTTCGGGCCATCGTGACCGGTATTCCGCAGGAACAGCAGTACCGAGCAGAGGGCTACACCGACGCAGGTTCTGCCTATGTCAGCCTGCCGCCCAAGATGACGCCCAACTACGGCGACCGCATCTGGCTCCTTGAGTCCCGTATGCGCGTGTCACAGGTCCTGAAGCGCGGTCCTACGGACATCGACAAGCTCAAGTACAAGGCCATCCCTGCGAGCCAGAACGGCGGCATCCTGTACGTTGTGGACGGCAACGGCGTGAACCACACGGGCAACGTGGTCCTGACACCGGGGAGCGGACAACAGGACGGCTGTGATCTGCAGTGGGTGCAGAACGCTCCGCCCGAGGGTGCCACCTTCTCTGTGATGTACTACCGTACGCCCGCATACATTATTGTTGATCTTCCTCACATCATCCGCGACAACCTGCGCGAGGGAGACGACGTTAACGAGGACCTCGGTACGCAGGCGCTTTGCAAGCTCGACTTCCTCATCAGGGACGAGTCTCTCGGAGGCTGACATGGCTTCGCGCGACGTTGACGACATTGTTAAGATGGTCGAAGACTTCGCTACCGAGCGGGCGCTAGAGGCTGTTCGTAACTTTATCAACGAACAGCTTGCTGCTTCTCATGTTGGGGAATGGCGTCGCAAGAAGTACCTCGACGGTCTGCAGCTTCGGTACGACACGCAGAGCAGGGCACTCGACTTTCACTTTACAGACTCGAAGGCTGAAGAGGTCGAGAAGGGCGTTCCCCCTATTGATCTTAAAAAGCACTTTGCTAAGTCCCCCAAGCTCAAGAAGACGATTTCGACCGAGGCCGGTGAAACGAAGAACGGCTGGTACGTCGATGTGCCTTTCTACTTCGCCTCCTCGTCAGAGATGGCCGCTTTCAAGTCAGGCTCTCTGGACGTTGGTAGGAATCTTTTTTATCAAGCACGCGAAGACACTGAAGCAGCCATGCTGAAGCTCCCTGATGCACTGAAGGAGCGACTGCGGGCTGACAAGGCAACCAAGAAGGGTCCCGCAACCGAGGGCACTGAGGTGAAGCTTCGACCAGAGCACCGCGTCGGGCTGCTCGCGGACGTGATGCTTCAGCCCAAGGCAGCGACTGTTATGGGTGGTCTGTCCATCGACAACCACAAGGGCAACCGCTCGGTTGGTCGTGATCTTGGCCCGATGCACTTCAACACGATCCGCCGCATCGGTAGCGAGTCTCCCGCAGAGTCTTGGTGGGTCCCGGCTCAACCCGGCCTGAACTTGGAAGACGCAGCACAACGATTATTCTACGACGTCGCCAGCGGGATCATCGACGGCGTAATGACCTGAGGTTAATAATGGCTGCTGTCGCACCAGAAATACTGCTGAGCAACCTGCTCAACGGCGGGTTCGCTGCTCTGAAGGCCGACTACGACCTCGTGTCCGACGTCTTCTCAACCCTCTCGTCGGGCGAACGCGCAGAGTTGCGGGAGTTCTTTAGTAAAGAGATCATCACCGTCCGCATCGGAAAGCCTCCGCGCGGCCCTGACTACCGAGTTCCGCTGGTCGTGATTGAGGCCATCAGCGACGAGGAAGTTGCTGAGCAGGACTTGCTTGGCGATCAACTGTACGACTTTGAAGACAGCATGGAGTACGGGGCCGCCGAAGGGGTCCGTCTCAGGAGTACCTACAACCTCGTCATGGTCGGTAAGGACAACCGGCAGGCCCGTATCCTCTACAGGACGACAGTTGCACTGTTGATCCTTTACAGGTACGACCTAGAGAACGCTGGCTTCCAAAACCGGCGAATGAGTGGTAACAGGGACGTTGTCGTTGATCTAGGTGCTGACCCGCTTGAAGGCAAAGTGATGAGCATCACGGGCGAGCACTGGTTTTCAGTCAGAAGGTCAGAGAGGCTTTCCCCGTTGGTTATTAACGTTGCAATCACCAGCGAGGTCCCCGACATCGGCGGGGTCAGTTCGGACGTCAACCCGACTGTGTAGACAGTCACGCTTGGTAGCGGTAGCCTTTAACAGAGGAGAGTCCCATGTCGCAGATCGTCTATTTCAACGGCACTAGGTTGGTTCGCCCCGGCGGTGCCTCGAAGCTCGACGCTTCATCCTTCGAGGGCGTGACTGTCGAGGGCATCGGCAGCATCGGGATCATCGGTGAGGCCGACAACGGTGAAGATGGTGTCGCCATCGCCTTCACCAACGCCTCCGCGATGGAGCAGTACTTCGGCAGCGGCGCTCTCGCCAACGCCGCGCGTGTGGCCTTCAGGCCGCTGAGCGACGCTCGCGTGGGCGACGCCAAGGCCCAGACGGTCTACGCCTACAAGACCAACGCGGGTACGGCGGCTTCGCTGAACCTCGCTGACGGTACCTCCGTGGTGAAGCTGACGGCTGCCAAGAAGGGCACCATCGGCAACACCTACACGGCGCTGGTCTCGTACGACGGCACCACCAAGCGGCGGACGTACACGATCACCCCCAACAGCAGCTCCGGCCTCAGGCAGGAGAGGATCGTTGTTAACGAGGGTGCCAAGCTCAAGATTTGGTACAAGGGCGCGGGTACGGTTCCCAAGGTCTTTACGACTGCCGACTCGACGAACATCGGCTGGCTGCAGAAGATCACCCTGAACGCGACGACCACGCCTGCGGATCAGGACAAGCTGGAGATCGCGTTTGACGACGGGACGATCTCGTCCATTCAGGACCTTGCCACCCGCATCAACGGGTCGCTGAACACCGCTGGCACCCCTGTGAACGTCTGGGGTGCCACGGTCGTCAGCACGTCGGACGCCCTTCGCTTCCACCCGCGCACGCTCGACACCATCGCTTCCCCCGGCCCCACCGTGGGTACGGCGGAGGTCAGCGCGACGGACATCTCGGGTCTGCTGCAGGACTCGCTGGATGCGATCAACAACAGCCTGACGCTGGTGACGGCGGCCCTGCCTGCTTCGTTCACGAAGCGCTCTGTGCCGGTGGCGTTCACCGAGCCGCTGCAGCTGACCGGCGGCGCACTCGGTACGACTGCTGTGGGTGCTCTCCAGACCGCTCTGGACAGATTCAAGGCCATCGACGTTCCGGGCCTTGTGATCACCAGCACGGACGCTGCGAGCATCAAGCTCCTTGCGAATCACTGCACGGAGATGTCGAGCACCGGATCAAGCAAGAAGGAGCGCACGGGCTACGCGGGCGTCACTGGCTCCAAGGCGGAGATTCTTGCGTGCGCTGGGCAGAACGCTGGGTGCGCCGACCTCGTTCTGACCTGTCAGAAGTGGCACACGGTTGATCGCTTTGCGAACAACGTGGTCTACCCTGAGTGGGCTTCCGCTCTTGCTCTTTGCTCCGCTCGCGCGGGCCTTGAGCCGGGCGAGCCGCTGACGTGGAAGTTCTTCTCGGCCACCGACATCTCGTCGGCCAACACCGCTTGGACTCCGCAGGGCGACGCTGAGGACCTCATCCTCGGTGGTGTGTGCGTGTTCGAGCGCAACCGCTCGGGCGTCAAGCTGCTGAAGGGCATCACGACCTACACGCAGTTTGATAACGACGTGTTTGTCGAGGAGTCCATCATCACGAACGTGAAGGCCATGTCGAAGGAGTTCCGTGAGCTTCTGGAGCTTCGCTACACGGGCCGCAAGGCCACTCCGGCGATCCTCGGAGATATGCGGGCCACTGCCGTGGAGTTCTGGGGTCAGAAGCGTGCGCAGGGCCGGATCGTGGACTCCGTCGTCAACGGGCAGACGACGAAGTTTGCCTACCGGAACCTCTTGATCTCAGCCAACCGTGATCAGGTGTTCGTGGACGTCGAGATCAGCCCGGTCTCCGGCATCAACTTCCAGCTTGAGACGATCCGTCTCGTCCCGGCGACGCTGAGCGTCTAAGCCCTTCACACGAGAGAGAGGTGACACATGGCTGTCCTTACTGGTTCACGAGCGTTGTTCAAGATGAACGTTGCTGGAGGTGCTGAGGCCAAGGTTGGCTACGCCTTCGGCGTAGACATCGACGAAGAGATCATGCACGAGGAGGTCCAGACGCTGGACTCCCTCTCGGTCACGGAGCACGTTCCCGTTGCCTACCGCGTGAACATGTCCGCCGAGTTGTTCCGCACCATCCCCACGGGCGGTAAGACCGTCGTCGGTGAGGACGGCGTGTCGAAGGACTCGACAGCGCTCGCGCAGGGCATGAAGGAAGCGGGCCTGATGGCGAGGATCGGTAACGGTGACTCTGCCGCCCTCACGCAGGCGCTTCTCGTGGCCAAGCTGTACGATGCGGGCGCGAACAACGCTGCCATCGGAGAGGTCTCTGGCGTGCGCGTGGTCAGCAATCGCTTCTCGGTGCGTGCCCGCCAGATCGTTGCTGACAACGTCCGCTTCGTCGCTCGGCGCTTCAAGGACTACTCGGAGTTGTTCCCGACGTAGTGGCGTTATCAAGACGGTTCTGGTAGAAGGAGCCTGCGGAGAAATCCGCAGGCTTTTTTCTTAACAAGGGAGCAACCATGACGACCGAGAACGACATCGAGCTGAAGGAAGAGATCGCAGAATACGCCGAGATCGGTGAGGACCTGAAGCCGGGGCAGACTCGTGTGCAGGCCATCGAGGCCGACGCGAAGGTCAAGCGCTTCAAGAACAGTCACACGTTCCTGTTCGAGCACAACTCCGCTCTTGATAAGCGCGTGTTCTCTGGGACGATCACAATCAAGCGCCTCAACATCGGTGAGCTGGCTCGGGCCGAGACGGAGATCGCTCGCCGCAACACTGGCCTCAACCCTAGCGATCCGATTTCGTTCTTCAACGAGCGGCTCATCACTGTGACCTCGCGCGTCGTCGATGGACCGGACTGGGCGAAGAACGTCGAGAACAGCGACGAGCTTCACGATCCTCTTGTCGTCCAGCGCTTGTGGGAAGAGGTGCAGAAGTACGAAAACTCGTTTCGTTGAGTTTTATCAACAACGACTCAAGGGTCTTCGTAAGATCGCTGAAGAGAATCTGAAGAGCGAGTTCCTCCGTCGGTACATCTGCAAGAAGTACATGATGCCACCGACGGACCCTCGCTACCTCGCCTACACGCCAGAAGCCCTCTGGATCGAGTGGTTCGAGGACATGCTGGAGAAGGACCCTGACAAGCTCAAGGAAGCCTTCGTCACCAAGGAAGAGGCGAACGGAGCGGTCTTCACTGGGAACAAGGCCTTCGACGAGGCTGAGGCTCTGGCCGTGAGCGGCGACTACGCTGCTCTGGACAGGCTTACGTCGTCTTGGGACACTGGATCGTCACCCGTCGAAGAGCCTCCAGAAGAAGGGTTTGTCGACGTCTACAAGTAGGGAGCTTCGATGGCAGCGCCTTCTCGTCCTCTTAATAAAAGGCATGACACCCTTATTCAAGAGGCTCTCAAGCAGCAGAACACCATCTACACTGAAGAGCAGCAGGCTCATGTAGATTACAAAGCTGCGCTGAAGAACCGCGACAAGGACATCGGGACGTTCCGCGATGCACGGCATAAGCTCAAGCGTGCGGAGGCCGCGTCTAACAAGTACAGCTCTGCCCTGATCGACTCTATTAAGACAAACGCCGCTGCGTTTGAGGGCATCTACGATACTTGGGAAGACCTTATTAAAGCCAACCGCCGCTTTGAAGCAAACATGAAGCAGGCGGGAGGCGACCTCCGCAGGTCACAGCGGAAGAACTCCCAGCAAGGCTTCCAGCGGCAGATGATGCTCCAAGCCGGAGCGCAGGGCGTCAACGCTATCGCGGAACTGAGCACCGTCAATAGGCTCCCTGTCATCGGTGGTGCCATTCAGAGCGGTGTCGGTACTGCCGTCAACGCGGGCCTCATGGGAGCGGGGGCGACAACAGCAGCGGCGATGGGCGGTTTGGCGTTCTTAGGTGCTGGGATCGCTGGAGGCGTTGCTAACGCCTACAACCAGTTCGAGAGCGAGGAGGCTCTTGAGCGTCAGCTTGGGCAGCGTATGGGCGTCGGCGCAGGCCGAGGCTTCATTCGCGACATGCGCAAGCAGGGTCTCACCCGCGAGCAGATCGGTGGGCTTGGTAGCGGGCTGTCCCAGACTGTTGGATCAACCAGCGAGGCTGTAGGCGTCTATCAGATGCAGACGGCTTTTGGGATCAATCCAATGGGGGCGATGGGGGCGATGGCCTCCACTGGTCAGGGTAGCCAGCTCCGCATGGTTCAAAACGCGATCAGCGTAGGCATGGCGCAAGGCCTTGCTCGTGGTCGCTTTGGCGAGATGGTGGACGGACTGCAGCACCTCGTTCGTCAGCAGGGGATTGGCGTCGGTGTTGGCGGTGAGGAGCTTGGCGGGACACTCGGCTACATGGGTGCGCTGGGCAGCCGCATGGGTATCAAGGGTTCACAGTTTATGGGCGTGATGGGGCAGCTGGACGCCTCTGCTCGCGGCAAGACTGGTGGCCTGTCTGAGAGCATTAGCTTCCTCTCGGCCTACAACTACTTGCAGGCTGGGGGTCGAGGTGCGCTGGAGGGTCTCGGCTCTTCCGGTTCTGGTGGTCGGGTTACACCCTTTGACGTTCAGGAGATGATGGAGCGGGGATCAACCGGCAAGGGGGGTATGGGTCGTATTCAAATTACTAACATGCTGGAACAGTACCGGCGCATCGCTGGTACGTCCGCTGCTGATATGGAGATGTCAGCACGCAGGGCGAAAACTCCTGAGGAGCAGGCGCAGATTGACGCTGCCAAGGGGCGCTACCAGATGATGCAGCAGGGTCTGGTGACCGGTGGCGCTGCTGCCAACCTGACAGTTGCTCGCCAGTTGACCGACGCTTTCCTCACAACCGGAAACATTAGTGATAAAGACATCAAGACTGCGCAGGACGCTGGTAAGTCTCAACAAGAAAAGTCGTTCGACGAGATTCACGAGCAGACCGGTCTACAGCAGCGCATTGCCTACGGTATCGAGGCCCTTGGGCGCAGCATGCCGGGCACAGGCGGCACGTTTAATCGCACGTTTGAGGGCCTTTTGGCAGGGCTTAACGGTGAAGCCGCTACTAGGTTTATCACTCCGGGCGAGCGGGCAGCAGGGTACTTTAACAATGACGACTCATCATACGGTGAGGCTCGCTTTTCTGAAGGGCGTGTAAAGCTTTATCAAGAAGCTCAAGCTCGCCGTCGTGCAGAGTTTAAGAAGCAAGGGTGGGATTACTGGGAAGACCCAAGTGACTTTAACCTTGTTTACGAGCCTTCTAAAGAAGGTCGCGCACTACAAGATTTTAACAAAAACGGTGTAACCGAGGATTTTAAGTCTCTGCTCTCGACGTTTACTGAGACCATTACTAACGACCCTGCCGTAAGTGAGGAAATGAAGGCCGCCGCTCAGGCGGCACAAGGTATGCTGCTTCGTGAGATTGCTGACCCCGCAACGGAGCTTCGTAACTTTAAGGGTATGGGCGGCGGCGTAGTCCCCCTCAAGGACTCTGCAGGCGGACAGTTTACGCCCGAGCAACTGGCAAATATCGCTAACGTTGGCGGCGGACTTGCCGACGTCTTTGTTGGTGGTGTGGGTAGTAGGAGTATTGAGGACTTGCGGGCTTTGACCTCTCAGTTGGCGAGGGGTGAACTTTCCCTCCCCAGTATTCAGCGGTCAGAAGATGTGATCCAATTTTACGTTAAAAGGCTCCAAGAGCTTCAGCCCCTCCCCGGTCAAGCCACGAGGTAGCCCGTGACCGTCTACGCACAATCTTCGTCCGTCATTGTTAACTTTTTTGGCGGCAGGTCCACTGATACCGGCGCTACCAAGAGCAGGCTCGGTGATGTGTCTGCTGACGTCGTAGGGGCGCAGGTACGGCTTACTCGTGCTCCCGCAGAGACTGGCGGTAACGGCTTCTCTCTGACCCTCGTCCCTCGCAACCACGACTACCTTGAAGAGGTCTCCGTAGGTGACTGGGTCAGCATCAGCATGTCCAACGGTGAGGTGACCGAGTGCCTTATGCTTGGGGTTGTTGATCTTGTAAATAGCAGCGTTAAGACGGCCTCTACCGGCGCTGTCGAGAGCGTCGTCACAATCGCAGGCCGGGACTGGTCCAAGGTCCTTGCTGCGACCGAGATGGTCTACGACACCTTCATCGGCTCAGGGATTGAGAAGCAGTACCTCATGCTCGAAGCCGCAAAGTGGATGAATTCCCAGAAGGGCGTGAAGTTCTCTCCCTCTGAGTTTGTTGAGTTCCTTCTGCCTTTGTACTTGGGTGGCTCGCTGCCAAAAGCAGGCGGTACTTCTTTGATCCGACAGTTCTTGGTGCCCACCAATGGCGAGAACGTCATGTCCGCTAAGGGAGAGACCGCCGCTATGGCGGGTACTCTGCTTAACCTCAAACTTTCGCCCACAAGGGGCAAGGCCCCGCTTATTGTTCAAAACACCTCGCAGAACCTGCTGAGCATGCTCAGGGAAGTCTCGCACCCTATTCTTAATGAGCTTTGGTACGAGACTGATCCGAAAGGCCTCAGCGCTGCAAAGCCTTTCGTCGCTACTATGCGCGAGTACCCTTACGCGCGAGACGCTTTCTCTAAACTTGATAATTTTTCTCTCTCCGACGCTGAGTGTATGTCGGTGTCTCTGGGTGCGCAGAGCGCAGATACTTACAACTGGTTTCGTCTCAGGGCGACGGGTGGTATCGGTGACGACTCTGATCTTCTTCAGGGCGCACGACCGGGCGTTTATGTTAAAAACTCTATTCAGAAGTTTGGCCTTAGGCGCTACGAGGCTGCCACCCCTTTTGCCGTGTTCGCGGACTCGCCTTCAGCCGCTCCAAGCTCAAGCAGCAGCCGAGCTACGGTTGTGCAAGTGGTCGAGCAGTGGGTTGATCTTATTACTTCTTGGTACGCTCTCGCCTACACTTACCGGTCTGGTCAGTTCATCTGCCGCTTCCGCCCAGACATTCGGCCGGGACGCAGGCTGGACTACAGCAGCCCGTTCGAGCCGCATCAGGCAGGCAAGTATTACATCGACGCGGTCACACACAACTTCACCTATCCGGGCGCGGCCACAACTTCAGTGATCGTTTCTCGCGGCGTAGCGTCTGAAGCACAACTTGATCGCAGTAACGTAGACAGCCTCAGGAAGTGGGCTGGCTACGTTAGGATCAACACTACTGCGCTGACGACAACCGCTGGTGTGGCGACTGGTGGAGCCGGTGCACCTACTGAAGGTCGTGTTGATCGCACCCCTGACATGGCCGTCACGTTCACAAACGCCTCTCACGACTGGGTCATTCCGGGTCTTAACGGTGCTGCCGGTGGGAGCTACCCGAGCAACGCGAACATCCCTCTTGCCAGCAGTCAGAAGGTCAACGTTCAGCGTTGGACCACAGGGCCTTCCGGTACGGTGTACGAGGAGGCGTTCTTCACAACAACTGCTGCAGGCTCTAACCAGACTGTTGACTGGAATACTCTGACTTGGAAGCCCACCGGAGGGTAGCATGCCCCAGATACCTATCGGACCCTTCGCAGGCTGGCTTGTCGAGGGCGTTGTTGTTAACTTTCGCCCTGCAGGCCACCCGCAGAACATCTACCGAGGTGAGGACGAGTACGTCGTTCGCGTGCTCTCCCATGCGAACTTCTTGGACCTCAACCACTGCCGTCTGGCCCAGCGGGTCGGGTACGACAACGGGCAGCAAGAGCACCTGCGCGTCGGCACCATTCGTGTAGACCAAAACTCAAACCAGTACGCCTCCAAGGTCCCTGAGACCTCGATGGACGGTGATCGAGTTCTGGTTCAGTTCATCGAAGGCGACGTCAACCGTTCGGTGATCACCCACGTTTTGACCCACAGCTTGAATAGGTGGGGAGACACTCACGACTCCTTCCGGGGGGCCGTGGTGCGCCGCAGGCACGCAGGCACCGAGGTGCTCTACGACGCCAACGGCAACATCGTGGTGACCTTGGGCGACAGCACCGTCCCCGACGTGAAGGGGGCCTCCAAGACTGCTACAGTCTTCATGGACGGCACGCAGGCGGCCAAGCTGGAGAAGGACAAGCTCTCGATCTTCAACGGGGACAAGGCCGTGGCTCGCAAGGATGACGAGGTTACGATCACCGTCAGTGCCGCTGACATCACCGCTCTGGGGTTGGTCAGTCCGAGCGGGAGTGTCACAGGTTCGGGTGGCACCTTGAAGGGTACAGTCACCGCTGGGTCAGCCAAGTTCTTCACGGAGTAGACGATGAGCATTATTGCTAAAGCCACAGGTCTTGTCGCTCAGACGGCTCCTTCCGCCCAGCAGGCCTTCTCGGGAGGACTGAACTACGGCTTCTCTGTCTACAACGGGTCTACTGATGCAGGCTCCTTCACACTGCCCGTACCTCCGCAGGAGATCATCGTAGACGAGCCTCTTGCTACGTCTCTCGTCCCTACGATTGGGGCGTCGAAGTTCGTCGAGCGTCGGGGCAGCATCTTCAAGACTCTGTCAGTCTCCGGCACTTTTGGTAGTCAGCTTGGTCTGTTTCCTGAGAACTTGGACGAGAACAACACTCGCGTCAGCTCTTATGATAAAGACGGCAACTTTGTACTTGTTCCTCCTTCTGGTGTAAAGGACGACGTTAGCCTTCGCGCTGATGACGCGGATTCAAACAGGCGCACTATCACCACGTTCAACTCTGCCCGCGCTATCGTCGTTGACTACGGTAAGACCGCTTACGCAAAGTTTATGGAACTGCGTAACTTCTTCCGTTCTTACGGCTCTCATTTTAACAAAGCAGGTTCGCACACTGGGTACTACATGGTGTGGACCAACAACAAAGACGGAGACAGCTTTGTAGTTGAGCCTCTCAGCTTCAAGGTGTCCCGCGTCAAGGCTCACCTGTACAGGTATCAGGTTGATCTTCGTGTTATTGGTAACTACGACGCTATTAATTATCCAGCTGACACGACAGAGAAGACCGTTATTACTAAAGCCAAGGAGGTTCTGACCTCCGTCACTGCGCTACAGGCTCTCGCCGCCCCCAAGAAGCCGGGCGACTACTCCCCACCGACAGCCAGTCCATTTCAGCAGGCGCTGGCCTTGGCTACAGGTCCTGCGACCAAGATGGCGAACGGTGCGACACAGGTGCAGGCCAACGTCCAGAGCTACGCAGGCAACGCTGTGCTGGTCGCTGGCGTCGTAAACGCGTACCTCAACTCGGTAGCCCGACTGATGTCAGCTGTGTTTGGTTCTTTTGATAACCTTGCTAACACCGGACAGGCGTTTGTCGGGTTGCTTAGGACCACGGGTTCACTGGCCCAGTCGGCGGTCAATCAGGCCACGCTTCTCAACAGCAACATTCTGGCGTTCAAGGACACTGGAAAGCAGATTAAAGACGCTTTCAACATCGACACTTCGGCACTGAAGGGCTTTTGGGGAGACGAGCCTTCCTACAGCAACGCTTCGAGCGAGACGAATAACGAGACGGTGAGCCAAGGAGCAGCCCTCACCGGCACCTCCACCGTGTCGACGAGCTACGACTCTGCTGGTAACCCCACGAGGCCCGCCACCGCAGGGGGCAACGAGATCGTTGAAACAGGTATCGACTCTTCCGCCGTGACGAGCGTCAGTACCGTCAGCGTCCTGCCCGACGAAACGGGGGACCGTTTTGCCGCCCGCACTGTCGGCAACCCTGCACTGTGGCCGTTCCTTGCCGCGTTTAACAACCTCAAGCCGCCGTACTTTAGCAACGGGCTGGACCGTCTTCCCAACACCGTTCGTCCCGGTGACACACTTTTGATCCCTGTGTTTGGCGGAGCGCCCTCTCCGACAAACACGATCTCGGCAGGCGACATTCCGAACTTCTCGGAGTTCTCTGTCACCGTGGGCAGGTACACGGTGCAGGGCGGCAAGGGTTACATCTTCGTGGACGACTATCCGTCGTGGCGGCCTAACCGATGGCTCGGATTCGTTGCAGAGTCCCCCTCCGGCGAGCGCCGACTCGTGGTTGGCAACACGGAGACGTCTATCATCGTTGCGTCCCCGTTCTCGACGGCTCTTACGCCTCAGGACACCATCGTCATTCGCTCGTACACGGCTGTCGCGCGGCAGGCACAGGCTTTCCAGAAGTCCTCGGCCATTCGGTCCCTTGGGCGTGATCTGCAGATTCAGTCCGTGGGTGCGGGCGTCAGCAGTCGCGAAGAGCGCACGTTTGATCTTGTTGTTGGCTCGGGCGATGTCTCCACCGTTCAGGCGGAAGCAAACTTCGTGCAGGCAATAGGGATCAAACTTAGGACACAGATGGGCGATCTTCCTGCACACATGGCTGGGGATGCCGTGTTTGGTCTTCCGTCACTCATCGGTTTGCCAGTCGATGCCAACTTGCTGTTCGCCTACACGACGCGCCTCAGGACCCAGTTCCTGCGTGACCCACGGGTTGTCGCTGTTCGGAACGTCAGCGTGGTGGTAGATCGTGACGTTGCGAAGGTCGGTTTGGACGTCTTGCCTCGTGGTGGAACTGAGTACCAGAGCTACACGGGCAACATCCTTTAACGGAGAAAACGATGCTCACCATCAAGGCTTTTGATCAACTTTACGCGGAGATGAAGGACCGGGTGACCTACGCCTCCGGTGGAAAGATCACTGACTTCAACGTGGGCAGTGTGATTCGGTCGCTCCTTGAGGCTGCAGCCCTCAACGACTTCGAGCTTTACCTCGGCCTCGCACAGCTGAAGCAGTTTAACAACATCAACGCTGTCTTTGGTGACGATCTGGACGAGCGGGCCGTAGAGTTCAACCTGACTCGACTGCCTCCGACGCCGAGCATCGCTTCTGTCGTGTTCAGCCTGCCCAACACCATCACGGCTGCCTCCACCGTTCTCAGCACGGCAGTTACGGCTGGAAGCACACCCACGTCACTCGTTGTCGCTTCCACCAGCGGCTTCCCCTCATCGGGCTTCCTCGTGATTGATCGCGGCTATTCCATGCGTGAGCGCGTTCGCTACACGGGGAAGGCTGCAACCAGCTTCACTCTGGCGACGGATGCCTTCGCTTGGAACGGGAACTCCCCCTCTCCGACGTTCAACCACAGCGTAGGTGCAGTCATCAGGAGGAGCACGCTCGACAACGGGGTTGATCTCGTCATCCCCGCTGGTGCCTCTCTCACCGCGCCTCCGACGCTCGCAGAGCCTGCTGAGGTGCGGTTCTCCACCAACGCCGTTGTCACGATCCTCGACGGTGACACTGCGTCCTCCGCTGTGGCGTGCACTTCGCAAGCTTCGGGTCTGTCGCAGAACGTGTCTGCAGGCCGCATCAACGTCATCGACTCCACGCCCCTCAACGGCTTGCTTGTTACCAACCCGACTGGGAGCGTCGGTGGTGATGAGGTTGAGAGCGACATCAAGTTCAAGAGCCGTCTGGCCCTGTTTGCTCAGAGTCGGTACGGCGGCACCGCTTACGCTATTGAGCAAGCGGTTAATAATCTCACCTACACCGATCCGCTGACCGGCTCTGTCGCCACTTGCAGGCTTGCGCAGCTCGTGGAGTCGTTCAGCCCCGAGTTGTACCCCTCGTATCTGTACGTTCACGACGGATCAGACAGCCTCACCTACAAGACCACTGGCTCTGTCACTACCCCTGAAGCGTTGATCTCTAACGCAGCGTCCGGGCAGCGCCGGGGACGGACCAAGAACCGGCCTTTGCTGTCAGGCTCTCTCGCATCGCCCTCGCTCCGTTTGATGCTTGCTGTGGACCGCACCGAGCCTGCGTCGAAGCGAGGCTTTGGTAGCGGTGTCGTCAGCGGGCGTGTTCTCACCGACGGGTCGAAAAGCTGGACGACTAGCTTCGTGGGCTACAAGCTTGTTGATCGGAGCAACAACTTCTTCGACATCGTGGCAAGCAACAGCAACTCCGTGACGGTGGACAGTTCGACCGTGCTGACGCCTTCCAGCGGGCCGTATGCGCTTATTAATCCGGCTGGTGCTCCTGTGGCGTTTGGCGACTACGTTGCAAACTACTCAAGCGGTGAGATTGAACTCGTCTCCTCACTGGCGCTGCAGGCTGGTGAGTGGCTTGTGGCAATCGCTGATCCCGCTGTGAGCGGAAGCGCGTCCTACACCTACTACACGGGATTGATCGCTGAAGTTCAGGCAGTTCTGAATGGGAAGAGCGACGATCCTGAGAACTACCCCGGTGTGAAGTCCTTCGGGTGCGCTGTGTACGCCAGAGAGCCAACCCTCTCGTTCGTAAACGTCGTGGTCTCGACGACCACGGGGGAGGGCGTGCTTGAGACACAGGAGCAGCAGAACCGAGTTGCCGCCGCCGTTCGCCAGTATTTTGGGGAGTTGGCCATCGGTGGAAGTTTGATCTACGCTGAGCTTCTGGCTCGTTGTCAGCAGGTCTCAGGGGTCTACGACACGCAGGTTGTCAGCCCGTCGGCAAACGTGCAGGCTCTTCCGGGCCAGCTGCTTCGGCTTGGAACCCTCACGATCCAGTAAGGAGCGTCCATGCGGTCGCGCTACGGGAAAGTCCCCTACGGTCTTGGTCCCTACGGAAGAGAGGTGGTCATCGCCTCCATCTCTTCCGTCGTGCCCGTGTCGCCTCCGAGCGGCGGGACCGGCGTTCCCCGTCGCCCCCGCTTCGTCGTTGTCGTGCTGCCTCCAGACGGTGCTGCCTTTGACCTGACGCGATTCTCCCTGTCTGCCGGAGGCTTGAGCCTCGTGGTCGCGGGTGTGCCCGCTGTGGGTTGGACGATTCGTGTTATTAAGGTCGGTACCGCCTATCGCGTGATCGTGGAAGTTTCAGACTACGCGACAGCCGCCTACCTGCCCGCTTCTGCTCTGGTCTCGGCGCAGGCGGCCTACAACGGTGTTACGGCAAACTGGGCGTTCACAACCGTAGCACCGTTCTTGTTTACTAAGATTGAAGCCATCGCAGACTCGCTGGTCCGGGTCTGGTTCAACCGGCCTCCTGCGGACAACAACGTCACTCGTAATCCGAGCAGTCACAGCTTCGTGGCTCGCGGTAACGCCTCACCGGTCAGCGCCCGAGCGGTACGCTACAACGCTGGTGATCTTTTTATTCTCCTCCCTCTGGCACGCTCGATCCAGAAGACCGGCCTCTACACGTTCAAGACAGCACTCACGGACGTCAACGGCGAGAGCGTGGAGTAGCCAATGCCCGATACCCTTCCACTCGTAGCCCAGTTCGGTACGCACTATCAGACAGAAAAAATTATCAACAACTGTCCCAGCTGGTGGGACACCACCCCCGGCGGCGGAGAGGATTCCCCCGGATCAAACTTTTACGCTCTTCTCTCTGCGGTAGGTGAGTCTGACTGGGGCGTAGGAGGCTTCGAGCCGAGGGCCATCGTCGACACGGGTCTGGCGACCTCTGTGGCAGCCAACACGCTGAACGACACCAGCAAGTCGTGGGACGGCAACAAGTTCGTCGGCATGTGGCTGGAGGACATGTACACGCTGGGTCACACGAAGCGCGTGAAGTACCGCATCACTGCCAACACCGCGACGTCCCTGACCATCCAGACAACGACAGCCGCCGACGGCACGGTCATCACGACGCCCCTCAAGGGCGCATACCGGATCATCACTGACAACTCCGCGATGTCCGACTTGCGGGCCGACATCTTCTTGCGGACGGCTGAGTATCTTGATCTCGACAACAAGGGGTTCAACGTCGCTGTGACCCGGCCCTCGACGGGTATGAGCGACACGTTGTACCGAAAGTTGATCCCTCTGCTGTCTTGGGGCCAGAAGCTTCTCAGACCCAGCATCGAGAACGTCCTCGCCGTGCTCTTCGGTACCGCTAAGGGTGATGGGTGGGACTGCTTTGAGATTCGCAACCGTGAGATTGTTATCGACATTTACACGACAAGTGTCGGCCTTCCGAACGGTCTCGCGTTCTACATGCGAAGCTCAGTGTCTGTCGCAGGTACCACCAATCCGGTGACCAGCTACCTCGTGTCCGACGTGTACCAGCGGACGGTTCCAGATGGGCTTACTGCTCGCGGGGCGTTCTTGGCTGGAAAGCTCGTTCTTAATAACGGTGACGTCATTGACGAACGACTGATCCAACTGATACTCAGGCGGTACTGCCGCGCAGCCGGAGTGGCCGTTAAGGTCAACTTCTTGGGAGCCTAAATGTCCACCTCACAGCTCAAGTTCCCCTTCGTCTCGGTGAATCTCCAGCGCTGGGATGCCGCAGATCAGGCTCTCCTGACCGACTACACCTCCGCACTGGTGCGTGAGTGCTTGAAGGACGTGGTCGTCGGGGACGCTCTCGGGAGGGTCTTCAAGGGCTTTCAGCCGGTGGTGAACGTTCCGAACAAGACGGTCACGTTCTCGGGCGAAGGCGTGGCCGTGGACAAGGACGGCAACCTGCTGGTTGCCATCTCGTCGTTCAACACCGTGCTGTCCCTCACTGGGCTGGCTGCCACGAAGCAGTTTTACGTCTTCGCGTACGCCAAGCCCGTGATCGACACTGTGAACAAGGCTGACCGAAAGATTTGGAACACGAGCACTACTTCTGAGAGTCAGGCGTCTGTTCCTGTCTTCAAGGACTCTGTTATTAACGTTGTTGTAAGCGACGCCTACACAATCGCCCCCAACAACGTCAGTGGTTGCCCTGTCAGCTACGTTGATCCGCTCGACGGCAACACCTACACGACGCTGCCGCTGGCTTCCTTCAACACGGACGGCTCCGCAGGGATCGTTGACTTTAGGGACATTCGCAAGATGTACGCCGTGGACGGCAACGTCGAGGCGGGCGTCACTGGGTTGCTGACTGAGCTTCCCCATGATTTTACTAATACCGACAAGACGCTTGGCATCAGGACGGTGCGGGACTTCTTCAAGGCCATCGTCAGCCGAGTGAAGGACATCGTCGGCAAGCCGAACTGGTACGACGCCCCTGATCCCATCAGCCTGTCTTCTATCTACGGACAGATTGGACCCTTTGGGTCAGGCGTCAACCGAGTCCCTTTTGTCAGCAGCACTGCCAGCCTTCCTGCTACTCCCAACAACCGTGATATTGTCTGGTACACGACCTACAGAAGCCTGTACGTCTATGACTCGTCCTCCACTCAGGGGCCTGATACGGGGGGCTGGTCACAGACCCGACGAGTCCTCAAGCGCGATGCCCTCTTGGACACCGATCCGGGTAGGTGGTTCCTGCTGGGATCGGGGTACGGTCTGCTCAAGGCTGTTAATGGCGTTGCCACGCTTGACGCCAACGCTCTGCTTGAGCAGGACGTTAGGCCCAACTCGATAGGGTCAAACAAGCTTATTAAAGGTGCGTACTTCGTTACTGGAGTAGTTAGGATCACTCGAACCGGTATTTCTTCCTACACCGCTGAGGTTATTTATAACACTGACCATCCTAGCAATATGGCTGCTACCGTAACTGTTTCTGGGCAGGGCTTTAGTAAGGTGGCCGTAACTTGGGACGACACCTCTACAGAAGCGAAGTACGGTCGCATTTTGCGTAATCTTCAAGTATCGGACATGTACTTAGAGACCGACGCTGCAAACCACCTGTTTGAGGGGGCCAGAAGGCTCGTTCCTTACGCTGATACTGGTGATGCAGCCTCTAAACTCGGCCAGTTCTCAGACTTTAGTAAGGGTTTTTCCGTTCAGCTTTATGACTACCCTAACGGTGTCCCCACTGCTCTTGTCACTGGCACCCCTTACGGTCCTCAGGCGTGGTTTACATTCAGCGTTTTCTCGATGTCAGCCTAGCAGTCGAAGAGGTGATCAATGTCCGCTAACACCGTGACCGTGAACCAGAACGACGTCTCGCAGGTGCCCCTCGGTGCCAGTGTGCAGATGGTGCACAACCAGTCTGCCACCACCCGCGAGTGGATGATCCTCTCTGTTCCCGTGGACGCGCCTCAGCCCACGCTGACGGTCTCCACGACGACGCAGCAGGACGACACGGCGACGTTCGTGGCCGCACGAGAGGGCAGTTACCTGCTCAAGCTGACCGTGGACTTCGGTCTTTCGACCCAGTTCATCGGTACGCTCGCAGTGAGCGTTCGTGAGGCTGAGACGGGCGACCGGCTGCCTGCTGTCGGTGAGACGCTTGAGAACGCCGACTGGGCGCACAGCGCCGTTGATCGCGTTCTTCGTCGGGTCACCCGTCACTCGGACAACGGGACTGTCTTTGGTGTTGTGCCACCCGACCTTGAGCTTGGCTCTGTGGTCTACGCCTACAGCACGACCACGATTGGTGATGACAACCGTGTCGTGCCGTTCTTCCTGCAGGCGTTCCCTACCAGCCTCTTCAACATGGCCTACGTCTCTGGCTTCCTCGGGGTCTACGAATCCGCCTCCGGTGTGGGCGCACGCATCCGTCACACGGGGCTTGTTCGTGGCGTCGTGGACAGCAGCCAGCCTGCACGACAGACGAAGGTTTACCTCGGCAACGATGGCAAGCCCTCGCTGACCGCCGGTACCATCGAGAGGATCATCGGCTACGTCGTGGGGAGCACCTCGACGACCTTCGACTTCATGCTGGCGACATCCACCGCCCAGAGGCCTGCGTCGAGCGGTAACGCCTACGACGTTATGAGCTTTCACAACGGCTTCGTGGGTGCTGGTCAGATTATCATGGATTTCAAGGCCGTCAGGGCGTTCACGCTCTCTGACGTTATGAGCGAGCACAAGATGTACGCGCTCACCAACGCGCAGCAGGAGGCGGTGTTTACGCTGACGCGCAACGGTAACGTCATCTTGATTATGACTTTTGCAGCAAGCTCTGGCATCCCGACTTTCAGCCGCCCATCAGGCAACCCTTCTCTTACGATCAATGCAAACGACCTCGTGCGACTGACCGGTCCAGCTGTCGCAGACGTCGGTCTGAGCTTCCTGCGCTGGTCCTTCAAGGGCGCTACCGTATGAGTACGCTCATCTTCATAACCCCAAGCGAAAGCGAGGGGCCTGCGTCTCCCGCGTACTTGATCATGCACGGGAGTGTAGACTTCCTCGGAAGCTCTCTCGACCTACGCAACAACCCCGAGTTCTTCTTACCGGGTACCTACGCGCTGTTCGACGTTGCTGACTGCACCAGCGTTACTAACGAAGCGTCACTGGTTGTCACGCCTCACCCACCGCGTACGGCAGGGGTGCCGTTCCGCGTTGGTAATCTTATTTGTGTGACGCTGACTTGAGGTGATCCATGACTGCCTTCTTGTGGAACGGTCCAAATCCCGACATCTTTTGGCCCGGAACACTCAACTGGAACGAGCCTCGCAACTGGAACCGCCAAGACCCGTTGAATCCTCCGAGCGGAGGGTTGCGTTTCCCAACCAACGGTGACGACGCAGCGTTCGAGTTTGCACCTCCCGGCACCGTCACCGGCAGCATCGCTTTTCAGAATCTCAACGCGGGCGTACCGTCGGGCGGCAGTGGCTTTGAGGTAAAGCTGTCGGGGGTTAACTGCATTGACGGCTACATCGGTCCTAGTGTTGGTACCGAGATTGATATTGTAGATGGTCGAGGTCAACTCACCGCCTTTATGCAGGGCGGCAGCGTTGGATCATCGGGACTGATTCAGGGTTGTATTCTTACAGTTAAAAACGCTCCTCCTCTTGATACAGGGCTAGGGGGCAACATCTTTCAAAATTTTGATGACGTAGTTTTTAAGCTTATTAATCCAGGTGGGTTTGTCGAGATTTTTGGTAACGTTACTGGGTTCTCCCCCCTGCAAGTTGGCCTACGAACATCAGCCTTCAGCAACGGCAGGAACGCAGAGCTTGACGTGTGGGGCGGCGGATCATTTACGGGAGGAGTCACTTCCGAGTTTTATTACGGTCTTGTTGATGATCTGCCGTCACTCAACCTCAAGAGCAACGCTGCAGCGGGTGCTGCCGGTCAACCAATTAAACTTCGTGGCGGTAAAGTCACCTTCGCTGCCAACGGCGGCTACACCACTGCGTGGGCGGGTCACCCGTTAGTCCTCGACGTTGGGGGGTACATTGGTCCCGGCCCCACTGCTGGTCAGTACGGCGTCCCTCTGGCTGCCTACCTGCCCGACATCAGGTTTACTAACGTCCGCAACTCAGGGGCGACGTGGCACTTGAACTGTTTTGCTGCTGTTGAGCAGCTGTGCGGTACGGGCAACTTGACCAACGGGTTCGTGGGGCGTAACGACCAGATCAGCGTGAAGCCAACGGGGGCACTGGTTGCCCTCAAGCGAGGGCAGCACTTCCACGGAACGCTGTCGTTCGACGGCACTGGAGGCAAGTTCATCTTCCCCAACCCCGCGCTTCCGTACATGCCGTAGTGCAGGCGTCCCGCCTGCTTGGAGGTCCGTATGAGTCTGAGTCTCGCGAAGCCGCTCCCCAAGGGAGCCGAGTACCTTGCCGATGTCGCCGCCAAGGCTGGCGCTGACAACGGGATCAGTCCGTACCTGCTGCTGGGCATCTGCTACGCCGAGAGCAACTTCGGCGCGGCCCTGAAGCCCCCCGGACCCACTGGGACGGGTGACTTCATCCCTCGCGTGGCCGACAAGGACACGAACGAGAAGATGGCCAAGAACCCCCTGCCCGGCGTCGAGAAGAAAGTCCTGCCCGACGGGATCAAGGCTCGCAAGGTTGCTGGTCCTGTCGAGGCTTGGGTGCCGACGCACACCGGCTGGGGCTGCGGTCTGCTCCAGTTTGATTACGAAGCGCACTACGAGTTCTGCAAGAGCGGCGCGTGGAAGGAGCCTGCCAAGGTGTTTGATCAGGCGTGCAAGCTCCTCAAGGGCAACCGCTCGTTCCTCGCCAAGAAGCACCCCGAACTGACGGGCATCGCTCTCGACCGTGCGATGATCGCTTCGTACAACGCTGGGGCTGGTCGGGTGAGCAAGTTCCTCACCGACAAGAAGAGCCTTGACGAGTGCACGTTCCATCCGGGCTACATTGATAAGATTTGCAAGAAGGCCGATGAGTTTGCCGGTGCCTCCGGCGCGTTCGCCACCCCCTCCACCGCTCCGGTGGCCTAACCGTGGGCGAGCAGCTTCTGCAACTCCTGATGACGGTCATCGGTGTGCTTGGCAGCACAACGGCTTTCCGTTTTTATGATCGAAGGGCTGCTCGCAGGGTGAAAGAGGAAGCGGATATGCGGAAAGGCGAGCGCGACGATCATAACGCGGTCAGAGATGACCTGCGTGAGCGCGTCGCGTCCCTTGAGAGCAAGCTTGAGGCCGAATATCGGGAAAAGTTCGACCTCCTCAAGGCGATAGCCGACTTGAAGGCTGAAGTCGCCTCTCTGCGTACAAAGCTGGAGTTGCTGTCTATTCCTCAACCTGCGAAGAAAGGAGCAGCGCCGAAGCGCAAGAAAGAGAGGTAGCGCATGGCTGTCTGCAACTGGAAGCTGGACAAGGAGGGCCTCGCGCCCGGCAACAGTCTTTCCCCCGGCGAGGTGTGTGATCCTCCTGAGGGCTTCAAAGGCTTCGTTATCGGTTCCGAGATCGTAGACGAGCATGGTCACAAGCTCGACGGCGACTGGGACCCGAAAGGGCGAAACGGGTGTCAGCACACGGACACCCCAGAGTGGAAGGCGGCCCACAACCAGCACCTCAAGGTGCGTCGCAAGGAGAAGGTCATGGCTGACCATGCTGAAGTCCCCGTTCCCGTTTCAGTTCCCGTTCCCACCCCCGCGCCCGAGGCCCCTGCCACGGTAGCGAGCGTCGGTGCGCCTGATCTCGTCGGTCAGGTCCAGCAGCTGATGCCGAAGGACGGCAACGCCACTGCGGTCACTGCCGTCATGGCGGCTCTCGTGGTCGTCGGTGGCCTGCTCTACAAGCTGGGTCCCAACCTTCTGAAGGCCCGCAACGAGCGGGAGATGAAGAAGCTGGAGCTTGAAGAGAAGAAGCTGGAGAAGCAGGACGATCAGCACCAGCAGTGCAACGCGGCCCGGCTGCAGCTGGACGCGAAGATCACCGAGCTTTCGGGTAAGGTGGAGGCTCTGGCTGCGAAGGCCGAGAAGCTGTCTTCGTCCTCCTCGACCCTCGCGTTCGGTGAGGACTTCGACGCCGAGGAGTTCGTTGACTGGCGCGAGCAGGTCGATAAGGCTCTGAAGCTGAAGACTGCGAAGAAGGGCAAGAAGCTCGAAGACTAAGTTGATCTAAAGGAGACACCGCATGTCCTCAATTGTCACTCTGATCCCTGTTCCCACTGATGGCAGTGGTCCGGGTACCGGCGGTGTCTCCGTAGTCAACACGGGCGCAGGCCTCGTTGGCGGCCCCATTACCGACGTCGGCACCATCGCGATGCCGAACGTCGGTACTCCCCGCACGGGCTACGGCTCTCCGTCCAAGACTGTGACTGCCAGCACGGACGCGCAGGGCCGTGTCGTCGCTCTTGACGAGAACCCGATCCAGCTTCCGCAGTCGCAGGTTGATAATCTTTCAACCGACCTTTCGACGCTGACCTCAGCAGTGGCCACGAAGGCTGCAGACTCTGCTGTTGTTCATAACACTGGCGATGAGACGATTGCTGGCGTCAAGACGTTCACTGTTGCCCCTGTCGTCCCTGCGTCGTCGTTCCCGATTTCGGCTACCGGTGGTCTGCAGGACGCCCTCGACGCGACCGTCCACCTCGCTGGGGCAGAGACGATCACGGGACTCAAGACGTTCTCAGTGGCCCCTGTTGTCCCCGACAACTCGTTCGCTATCGCCAAGACTGCGGGCCTGCAGACCGCTCTTGACGGCAAGGTGGGCACGAGTGATCCCCGCCTGACCGACTCCCGCACTCCGAGCGGTACGGCTGCTGGCGATCTCTCCGGTAGCTACCCCAGCCCTACTGTCGCGAAGATTCGTAACATTCCCGTGACAGACGTTATGCCCACCGTCGGTCAGCAGATGACCTACGACGGGGACAGCATCGTTTGGGGTTCCCCTGCTGCAGGTGGTTCTGGCGGCGGCGGAGCCACGGTGTACTTCAATGGCGGCACCGCTGGTGCTGCCCCGATTACTAACCTTCCCACGAACGCCAACACCAAGACCCTGAGCACTGCCCCTGAGGCGACTCAGTCTACGATCACCTCTGGCACGCTTCCGCAGGGAGGGACCTACGCCGACGTTGCAGGCTTCGTGTCCGCCGTGGGCTATCCGGGGGTCACTTCCCTCCCTGCTGGCCTCTGGGACATCAACTTCTGGGCGCTGTCCGCCACGTCCACGGTGCCCAACCAGATTCTGGTCCGTGCGCGTCTGTACAAGTACGACGGTGTGAACGCACCGACACCGATCACCGAGTTCTCCGACTCGAGTGCGCTCACCTCGCCGACCGTTTCCACGCTGTCAACGGTTGATCTCCTTGTGCCTGCGGGCGTGACCCTTCTGCCTACTGATCGTCTTTTCGTTCTGTTCAGTGCGACGGCCACGGCGAACAACAAGACCGTCAGCCTGCAGTTCGGTGACGGGACGCCCTCGCACGCCCACACGACTCTCCCGCTGGTGCGCGGTACCGGCTTCCAGCGTGTGGTCGGCGGGGTGCTTCAGGACAACGCGGCTGCTGTTGATCTCGCTGGTGGCAGCACCAACGTCACGGGCGTTCTGCCTGTTGCCAACGGTGGCACGGGGCGGACCACCGACACGGCTGGTGGTGATCTCACGGGGACCTACCCCAACCCGACCATCGCCGCTGGCGCGGTGACGGACACGAAGGTCGCTACTGCGAACAAGGACGGCCTCCCAGCCACGCCCTCGATGCGTACTCTGGGCACAGGGGCGCAGCAGGCCGCTGCAGGCAACGACAGCCGCCTCTCCAACGCTCGTACGCCCACTGCTCACGCCTCGACGCACCTCCCCGGTGGCACGGATGCACTGACGACTGCCGCCGCCGTTGAGCTTACCGACAGCACCAACTCGGAAGGCGCAGCCGCCAGCTACGCTCGCTCGAACCACACGCACGCCCACGGCAACCGTGGCGGTGGATCACTGCACGCTGCGGCAACCCAGTCTGTGGCGGGCTTCCTGTCCGCTGCTGACAAGGTCAAGGTCGATACGGCTCTCCAGCCGAGCACGACGCCCACTGGAGTTCTCGCCTACCCCGGCAGCACCTACTCTGATCTGAAGGGGCTTGCTCCAGTCAGCAACAGAGTTCCGATCAAATCTTCGGGTGCGGGCACCACGACCACGGTCGCGCCGGATGACGAAGCCTCTGGCACTGGTGTCGCGATGGACTATCGCGGCGGCAAAGGAGCCATCGGCGGCAACATCACCGTCAAGGGCGGTCAGGGCACTGCGGGCAAGGGCGGTGACGCTGTAGTTGATGCAGGTACTGGATCAACTACAAACGGTGTTGTTTCTATTGGCGAAAACGACGCCACGGCTGTCAACGTCGGGCGTACCGGCACGCAGACCAACCTGCGTGCACGAGTTGCCTTCCGCCCGAGTGACACCATACAGGACATCACCGGCAGCAACACCGTCACCCCCGCGTCGTCTACCGTCAAGCTCAGGTCGGCCAGTGATGTAATCTTTAATGGGGTGCTCTCCTCCACCAACTTTAATGAAGGAGCGCTGGTTCACCTTGTTAACATTGGCGCGTTCAACATCACGCTTCTGAGCCACGCAACAGGCCAGACCACCAACATCGTTCTTGCTGAGGGCCGTCCGCTGGTCCTCGGCCCCAACGAGATGGTGACGTTGATGGTTATTAGGAACAACGCCAACGTCACAAGGTGGTGGCAGGTCGATGCGCCTCACGCTGATCTGCCGGGCGGTAACCTGCACGAGGTCGCCACTCAGTCCGTCGCAGGCTTCCTCTCGGCTGCGGACAAGACCAAGCTCGACAGCGTTGATCCTCTTCTGGCGTACGACTTTCAGGGCAGTGCTCCTGCCCCGCTTGCTAACGAGGTGCTGTCGCGTTGGCAGGCGACGCGGGACTTCTACCTCGACAACCCCTCTACATGGCGAGCGTACGCCTCGACGGCTCCCAGCTTCACGACGCAGGTTGCCGTCCTCGTGGACGGTGTGGGTGTCGGTCTCTTCACTTGGGCGGCGGGCGCTACCACGCCGACGATCACTCCGTACTTCGGTCAGACGTTCCCGAAGCTTGTGACCGAGGGCCAGCGCGTCACGGTGCAGGTCTCCGGCGGTAGCAACGGAATTGGATCAATATCGTGGTCGGTCAAGGGGTACATGACGGGCTACACGTCCGTCGCTAAGCCTTATGATCTCTACGGCTACGCTCCGGGCCTCGTTGGCATCGGGCAGGTCCTGCACAGGGACATCTTGGTTCGAGCCGCTTCTTTGGTCTCTCCGGCGGCCTTTGGTAAGGCCTACGCTATGGGCGGACCCAGCGGCGGCGACGTGCGGTTCGACCTCAAGCTCAACGACTCTACGATCCTCGCCTACTTTACGATCACCAACACCTCAGGCTCTCCGAGCGGTGGTGTCTGGACGAACGTCGCGACGTTCCCCTACGCCTTGGCCGCAGGAGACCGGTTGTCTGTGGTGCAGGACGGCGGCTCTGTGTACGGTATCTCCGAGGTCTTTTTCGGTACGCGAGGGGAGGCCTAAATGCCGGTTTCTACAGTTCAGAGATCGCTGTCCAATGCTGAGCGTGACATCGGCAGCATGCTGACCCTCACGGGCACAGTGGACTTCACCAGCTCGTTTGTCGATCTCACGTCTGTCGCGGGTCTTAGTGAGGGCGTCTACCGGATTATCAACGTGTCGCTCTGCACCTACAGCAACGAGTCGTTGATCTCAATCTTTCTGCCCGTAGGCTTCCTTGCAACCGGTCCTGCCTTTGCGAGCGGTGGCTTCATCTGCGTGGCGATTCGCCGGAGGCTGACATGAGCATCTACAAGTGGGCCAACCCTTACGGCGGGGAGTGGGAGAACACTTACAACTGGCGCGACGCAGACGGTAACACTGTCTACCAGTACCCCGGCCAGTACAGTGGGCAGGGGGACATTGTTTACTTTGACTATGGTTCTAACTTTTTTGTCTACAGTAACAACCCGTTTTCTGATCTGCATCTTCAGGCTGTGTACTTTAGTAACTCCGTCACCAACGTGGACTTCCGACAGATTCGGTTTGCTGTTGATACTGCCGCAGGTCTTTCGTCGCTGATTTTTGGTAAAGACCCGTCAGTAGGCGACACCTCTGTTTGCTCCGCCACGTTCGGTGACGGCACCAACACCGGCTACAACTGCAAGCTGATTGGTCCTGCGCATGTGTTTCAGGGGGAGGGCTTCTCCGCGACGATCAGCTCCAACTACGGCGAGGTGGATCAAGACGTAGGAGCGATTCGCGCCGTGAACATGGCGACACTCGTTATCCAGTGTGCGCTTAGCGGTACATCGTCACTGACTGTCGAGGCGCAGGACAACGGTACGAACCTGACGGTGGCAGGCACGGTGACTCGCCCGAGCATGACGTACAGAACTGCCGTCAGTGCTGTGCTTCACTTCGCCACCGTGTTCCTTGGTACCGGCGGGGTAATGCAGCATGCTGGCGGCACCTTTGACTTTATGGGTCAGTCAGGCATCCCGTGGACGGCGTTCACTCAGATGATCATGGGAGGCATCAGCCTGCAGGGTATCGCCAGCGGCGAGGAGCCTGTGGGCAAAGGCGTCAGCTGGCAGCTGTTGTTTGATCTTGCCCCTTACGTTCTGTCTCCCTACATGATCGCAGGTGACTCTTTGCTCGTGCGGCAGGGTGGCCGATTGAACATGGTGCAGGATGACACGCTGGCCTGTAACTTGGCGTTTACAGCCGGTGAGCAGGGCATCATCAAGTACTTCAGCTAACTGGGAGGTTGTCATGGATAAGCTGGGTTCGCTTCTCGCAGTTGTTCTGAACGCCCTGAAGGGGCTTGGCAATCTGGTGGGCAGTCTGCTCGGGAGCTTCCTGCGAAAGACCGACGCGCAGGCGGCCTCTGAGAAGATCAACGAAGCAGTGAAGAACGCCGAGGCTGCTGCCAACCTCCGTGCGAAGATCGCGGAAGTGAAGCACGCCAAGGTCGAGGCCAAGCTGGCCGAGGAGAAGAGCCGTGATGCAGTCGAAGGTGCGAATGATCTGCTTGGTCGTCTCCGTGCTGGTGCTGGCGAGGACAGCAAGGGCTGATTGCCGGGAGCCGACGCCGGGGCAGGTCGTGTGCGACAAGGAGTCGTTCACTCTGCTCTACAAGGCGGCCCTCGACGGTGAGGCGGCCCCCAAGAAGGCCAAGATCGAGGCCGAGAAGACCTCTGCGGACCTCGCAGACGCGCGCAAGGTCACTGAGCAGTGTCAGAAGGCTCTGGCTGCTGTTCCGGTGCCTCCCAGCCCGAGGCGACTCGCTCTGGGTTACGGGCTTGGCGTCCTGAGCGCGGTCACCCTGACGGTCTCTCCCCTTCCCGATTCTACGGACCTGCGCGTTGGACTTGCAGCGGCAGGATTGGCTGGACTGATTAGCGGGTATCTGCTTACTACGCATTATTAAGCACCCGTTCTTATTGCTTTCCACCTTGTGCCCGTGCTACCGTTGGTGGCATGGGCACAACCGTTACTATCGTTAACAACACTCGCGCACTCCTTGAAACTGATCACGAACTCGTCCGAGACGTAGTGGACGACGCTTTGTCGATCACAATACCCAACGCTTGGAGGTCACCTCAGTACAGGTCTGGACTCTGGGACGGGAAGAAGCACCTGCTGACCCCGAGCGGCAGCTTCCCTCTGGGTCTGCTGCCTACGGTCGAAGAGGCTCTGACAGCCCAGAAGACCGCCTACGACGTGAAGGACGACCGAGACGAGATGCTGCGGTTCCGTGTTCACACGGTGCCGGATCAACTGCTTCAGGCCTCGCCTGCAGACGCCAAGCGCGGTGCGTGGCAGGACGCCTCTGGGACTTGGTGGCTCAAGCTCGAACTCCACCAGAAGCAGGCCATCGCTGCGGCTCTGAACGAGGGCAGCGGGATCATCTTCTCTGCGACGGGTACAGGGAAGACCGAGGTCGCCTGCGGCATCGCTGCGCTGTCTAAGCGGCTGACGAAGGACAGGGTGTCGATCCTGTTCTTCACCCATCGCAGGAAACTGGCTCGTGACACCCGGAAGCGCTTCGCCACCCGTCTGGGCATGCCTCTGGAGGACATCGGCCTCATCGCCCACGGCAAGTGGGAAGAGGGCCGGTCGGGCGTCTACGTTGCGCTGCTCGACACCCTCAAGCAGCCCAAGTACGCCAAGCAGCGGAAGCAGCTATTCAAGGACGTGGACATTCTGATCATCGACGAGTGCCACCACGCCTCTGCGACCACTTGGTATCAGCTGATCCAAAAGTGCGATGCGCCTCTGCGTCTTGGGTTGTCTGGCACCCCGCTGCATCGGAGCGACCAGAAGGACGCCATGCTGATTGGGGCCACTGGGAGAGTCATCTTCCAGATGGACATGAAGCAAGCGCAGGCGGCTGGAGTCATTACCCCTGTTGAGATCACCACCGTTCCCGTGCGTGACACCACCGTCCCCATGAGTTTCAAGGACGAATGGCGAGACATCTACGTTAAGGGTGTCGTTGATAACTTTGCGTTCCACGAAACCGTGGCAGAGAACGTTGAGAAAGACGTTGCGTCAAAGAGGACTACTCTTGTTCTCGTGCAAGAGATCAAACACGCCGAGAACCTGCTCACCGTCTTCGACGACTGGGGCATCCGGGCGGAGCTTGTCCACGGGCAGCTTCACGAGACAGAGCAGGACGACGTGGTCTCGAAGTTCGGCAAGGGAGTCTTTCCTGTGTTGATCGCAACCACGTTCCTTGGGGAAGGCGTCGACATCCCAGCCGTCGACTCGGTCCACCTGTGCAACTCCGAAAAGGCTGTTATTCCGGTTATTCAGAAGATAGGCCGAGGCGTTCGCAAGGGTGTGACCGGCAAGGTCTGCCGTGTGACGGACTACCTGCACATGACCCACAAGACGCTGGCGAAGCACTCGCTTGAGCGCTTGAAGATTTACAAAGAATGGGGCCTGCTGGGCGAGGAGTAGAAACCCTTTGCCTTCAGGGCTTTGCGACTCGTGCGTTCTTCGCTTGCGGAATGAGGCCGACCTCTGTACTGTGGCGTTGCGTCAACCCACCTACCGAGAGGCATACCCCGCATGCGACCGTCATGGGCCAAGAACTACAAGCGCAAGACAGCAGTGACCGTGACGCCCGAGATTGAGAGGACCGCAAACAGCGTAGCGGCTGCGTACCGCACCTTCCTCAAAACCAATCAGCCTTTCGCACAGCCGTGGCACCCCTCGACGCCCCCCAAGGACACTCAGTTCTGGGGGGCTTTCGTTAAGGCCGCTGAGATCATCATCGAGCTGGGTGCCACTCCTCACGACTACGTTCAGGCTCAGTGGGAGGGGATCAAAAAGATTGCCAAGCACCGCTCAGACCGGATGCTGTTCCCTCAGATGCTCATCACCGACAACGCTCGCCTCCGCTACCTCAGCTTCGCGGACACGCAGACGAACAAGGCGAAGCGTACCGTCACCAAGAAGCAGCTGGTCAACGCGGACCCGTTCATGCGGGACAACCGCCGCCTCAAGAAGCTGATGAAGGACTACGACGGTGTTGAGGAGTGCGAGGTGATCAAGCTCCACTGCCTCGACTTCTCGCGTGGCTTCCTCAAGAGCAAGGGCGTCTGGTCAGACGTTGCCTCCGAATACGAATCCTCCCTGTCCTAAGGTTCACAACTAATGTTCACAACTGCCACGCTTCAGAAGCGTAGGAAGGGTCTTCCCTTCGACGCTGACTTCCAAAGGCGTCTTGTCCGCACCCTCTATCAGGACGCTGCCTTCGCAGCCTCGCTTGTCGGTCTCCTCGACGCAGAGGCTTTCGAGTCGCGTGTTCTTCGATGGGTGATTGATAAGATTTTCTGGTACCACGATCAGTACAAGACTCACCCCACCAAGATGGTGCTGGAGCGGGAGGCCAAGAAGGCCGTCCGCTTCGGTGCCGTTCAAGGTGCCGACATTACGGCTCTCGCCCGTACGCTGGACACGCTCGACAACCCGACCCCTGACCGCTCGTACCTTGAGGACGAGGTCTACAAGTTTATCAAACGGTCTGAGACTGCGAAGGCTCTGCACGCTATCGAGAAGGCGATACGCACCAACGACTTTGACGCCGTTGATGCGGAGATGACGAAGGCCTCCTCGTTCAAGCCTGCGAGGACCAATGAGTTCGGTAAGACCGCTGCGCACAACGTGAAGGAGCGCGTGAAGCGCCGCCTCCGGCAGCAGGAGTTCGGCATCACGAGCGGTACGCCCATTGATCGCGTAATGAAGTCTGAGGGCATCCAGCGCAAGCAGGTCGGCATCGTCATCGGTCCCACGGGTCGCGGTAAGACCGCCACGCTGGTTCACAACGCCTGCGCCGCTGCGGAGGACGGGAGCAAGGTTCTCTACATTTCGCTGGAGCTTGACGAGGACGACATTCTTGATCGTATCGACGCTCGCCTCTGCAGCATCGACATGAACAATCTCAAGAAGAAGCCCAAGACGATTCAGGAAATGTACATGAACAAGCTTGCCACCGTGGGCGAGCGCATCCACACGAAGTACTACCCACCGGGATCACTGTCTGTGGGTGGCCTCCGCGCCTACATCAAGAAGCTGGAGACCATCGGCTTCTACCCTGACCTGATCGTCTGCGACTACGTTGACCTTATGAAACCGACGCTGCGCTTCGAGGCCGGTGACGACTACGCCGCCCAAGGCTCCGTCGTCCGTGAGATGCGCGGTCTCATGGGTGAGCTGAACATGGCTTGCTGGACCGCCTCACAGGCCAACCGTGGCGCTCTGGACGTTGAGGTTGTTGATAAACAGCACGTCGCTGACTCGTTCCAGAAGATGTTTATCGCAGACGTGGTCGTGACCCTCTGTCAGACCTTGGAAGAGAAGAACCGTGGGATCACCCGACTCTTCCTCGCCAAGAACCGAAACGGCTACGACGGCATGGAGTTCTACGTTAAGCTCAACACCGCGCAGTGCCGCATCATCGAGATGCCCACGCCGGTCAAGCAGCAGGTCAAGCCGAACCAGCCCAAGGCCGCCCAGAAGATTGGTCAGGCTCTGCGGTCAGGCCCTGTCATCACCCCGACGATTCGACGCAAGAAGACAACCCCTTCCTTGGTGGCGTAATGTTCACAACTTCCTCGCTCACTCGTAAGCTGACCAGCACGCTGAAGCGCAAGTCTTCAGTCGTCCTCGAAGGAGACGCCTTCGAGTTGATGTCTAAGATCAAAGACAACTCTGCCGCTGCTTGGATTTTCGACCCTCCGTTCCCGAAGGTTGAAGAGCACAGGGCCACGGGCACGACCACGCGCCTCAAGATCAGCAAGTCCAGCCACAACCCGTGGTTCGACGCTGCCAAGTTCGCCTACGAGAAGCTGCCTGCCCTCCTGCGACACGCCGACCGAACGCTGGTTGCCGGTGGGCACTTCCTGATGAAGTGTGACTTTGATCTTCTGCAGGAGGTACTGAAGCTCTACCCTGCCGCCGGAGGTGCTCTGCCGTCGGTGGGTAGCGAGACCAGCCTCGTCCCTCAGAAGCTGTTGCTCTGGGACAAGCAGGCTCTGGGCACCGGCTACGTCTTTCGATCCCGTCACGAGTACTGGCTTTGGATGGTGAAGGGTTCCAAGCGTCGTCGTGTGCCGAACGAGAACATGTCCCTCTCGGACGTGTTCCGTTACAAGCGGCTCAAGGGGAAGAAGTACAGCCCTGCTCAGATGCCTCTGGCGATGGCCTACGACTTGGTCAGTCAGGTCACTCAGGTAGGGGACCTCGTTGTTGATCCGTTCTGCGGTGGCGGCGGGACGGTGCCGGTGGTCACCTCCGTCCTCGGTCGTCGCATCTGGGCCTGTGAGTTGGACCCCAGCTTCGCCAAGCTTGCCAACGAGAGGGTCGCTCGCGCCCTGTCGAAGAAGGACGACCTCCGGTCAGAGCTTCGTGGCCTGTCACTTGCTCACCAGCAAGGAGCAGTCCCCGAACACTCAACGATCATGGAGTAACAGTGCGAGCACCGATCACCAGTCAGCTGCGGGACGCCATCAAGGCCTTCGACATCGAGAAGTTCCTCAGTGAGCATGCCTCTCTCAAGCCTGCGGGTGACGAGAGGATCATGGACTGTCCTGTCTGTGGAGAGGACGGGCACAGCGACAAGCTTTGGTTCAATGTTAAGAAGAAAACGGGGTGGTGTTATGTGTGCGAGGAGTCGTGGTCGCTCGTCAAGGTCGTCGGACACTTTCTCAACCTCGACCTGCGAAAGCCCTCGCAGTACATCAAGATTTGCCAGTTCCTTTATGACGCGACGGGTGTCACGAACACGTCCACATTACGAAGGACGCTCGAAGCTTCCCAAGCCGCCCTCGCTCCTGAAGAGGTTGAGGTTGAGACTCCGCGTTATGTCGCGCCGCCTGCTCTTGATCTACCTGCGGAATTTGTGACTCTGCCGAAGAAGCTCCCCGCGTACTTCGCCACACGCAACATCACGAAGGAGCAGGTCAAGCGTCACGGAATCGGCTGGTGTGAGCGCGGGTACTTTAAGAACCGTATGATTATTCCAGTCGTTATGAACAAGAAGGTCGTCAGCTACATCGCTCGCTACATGGGCAAGCCGCCCGAAGGCGTGAAGAAGTACCTGTACCCAAAAGGGAACCCGACCGGTAAGACGTTCTTCAACTTTGATAACGCCAAGAAGTTCAAGACCGTCGTGCTGACGGAGGGCTACCTCGACGCTGTTGCAGTCGGTCTCGACGCGATGGGGCTGGGCGGCAAGAGCCTTTCAGACCAGCAAGCCCTGCTGCTGGCGAGTCTCGACTTGGACGAGGTCATCGTCATGCTGGACGGCGATTCTGCGGGGCGGGAGGGGGCCACGAAGGTGGCTCGCAAGCTGTCGTCGTTCGTGCCATCTGTGCGCATCGCCTCGCTGCCGGATGGCAAGGACCCCGACGAGTTGACCGAGGAGGAACTGGCCGCTATCCGAGAGGACGCTTTGCCTCTGAACAGCACGGTTCCTAAGATCAAAATTGACCTAGAAGATTTTTGACCTCTACAGGTTGTGGTGCTGAGGAGCACCTACACAAGGGGCAGCGGACCCTTATTTCCGCGCAGGAGTGATCCCATGCAGCCTTCTCAGCAGTTCGTCTACGTCCGCACCTACGCCCGCTGGCTCCCCGATCTGGAGCGTCGGGAACTCTCGTGGGAGGAAACGGTTGATCGCTACCTCAGCTTCATGCGTGGCACCTACGGCGACAAGGTCCCTGCGAAGGTTTGGGACAAGATCGCCAAGCACATGAAGGAGCTTGGGTCTGTCGGCTCGATGCGGGCGACGTGGACTGCTGGGTCGGCCCTGAGCGAGAACCACATCTCGGCGTACAACTGTGCCTACCTGCCCTACATTGATCTCAAAGCAGTGGCCGAGCACCTCTACATTCTCATGCATGGGACAGGCGTCGGCTTCAGCACCGAGAAGGAATACATCGATCAGATGCCTGAGGTCCCGATGCAGTCTTCTGCGGGGGCTGGTGTTCATGTCGTGGCCGACTCCAAGGAGGGCTGGGCTGAGGCCCTGCATTTCGGTCTCTCGGCTTGGTTTCTTGGGCTGGACGCCGAGTTCGACTACTCACAGGTCCGCCCCCGTGGTGCACGGCTCAAGAAGTTTGGGGGCCGCGCCTCTGGACCGGACCCGCTGAAGAAGCTGCTGGAGTTCGTGCGCGCCACGATCATGGGTGCACAGGGTCGTAAGCTCACTTCGCTGGAGTGGCTCGACATCGGCAACATGATCGGTGAGGTCGTCGTCGTTGGCGGCGTTCGTCGCTCTGCGGAGATCAACTTCAGCGATCTCAACGACCAGCTCATTCGGGACGCCAAGAAGCACCCGTTCCCAGTGCACCGCTACATGAGCAACAACAGCGTGGCCTACAAGGTCAAGCCCTCCGTCGTGGAGTTTATGAAGGAGTGGACGGCTCTGGCCGAGAGCGGCTCCGGTGAGCGCGGCATCTTCAACCTGCACGCCATCGAGAACCATCTCGCCAAGCATGCCAAGCGGCGTAAGTTTGATGCCGACTTCCGCTCGAACCCGTGCGGAGAGATCATTCTTCGCCCGTTCCAGTTCTGTAACCTCTCGGAGATTATCGTTCGCTCTGACGACGACTTCGACAACTTGATCGAGAAGGTCGAGGTGGCGACGTGGCTGGGCACCATGCAGGCCGGTCTGACGGACTTCAAGTGGTTGCGTCCTGAGTGGAAGAAGAACTGCGAGGAGGAAGCCCTCCTCGGCGTCAGTCTCACCGGTCAGATGGACAACATGGAGCTGATGACCCCAGAGAAGCTCGCCATTCTCAAGGCCTATGCAGTCAAAGTGAACGCCAAGGCCGCTGCGGCTATCGGGATCAACGCTTCTGCGGCCATTACCACCGGCAAGCCCTCGGGCACGGTCTCCCAGCTGGCTCTCTGCGGCTCGGGGGCGCACCCGTGGTACGACCAGTACTTCATCCGTCGGTACCGGATCAGCGCTACTGATCCCGTCTTCCGCATGCTGCGCGATCAGGGCTTCAAGTTCGTCCCTGAGAACGGGCAGGGGCCGCTGGACGTTGAACGCCGACGGCACGCCCTCATGGGAGAAGGCTGGTCTCCGTCGCAGATTGAAGCCCTTGCCCCAGCGTGGACCGAAGAGCAGGTCAATACTTGGGTGGTCGAGTTCCCCACGGAGGCCCCTCAGGGCGCAGTCACCCGTCACGAGGTCTCCTGCATCGACCAGCTGGAATGGTACCTGCGGATTATGAAGCACTGGTGCGAGCACAACCAGTCGATCACCGTTTATGTGAAGGACGACGAGTGGTTGAAGGTCGGTGCTTGGGTTTACGATCACTTTGAGGAGCTAGTCGGTGTGAGCTTCCTCCCGTACGACGGCGGCAACTACACGCTGGCTCCATACGAGACGATCACGAAGGCGGAGTACTTCCTTCTGAAGGGCCGTCAGCCCGAGATCGACTGGTCGCAGCTTCCCGTCTACGAGAAGATGGACATGACCGAGGGGGCCAAGACGCTCGCCTGTACTGGAAACACTTGCGAGATGACTTGATAACTGGCATGGTTATCGACGCGGGCATTGAGGCCTACGTCGCCTAACCGCACTTTCTGGGCCGCCTCCGGTTGTGGGGCGGCCCTTTTTCAATCACAGAGGATCACATAATGAGTTTCATGCACGCCAAGATTGTTAAGGATTCTATCAGCGAGGCTGGCCGGAGGATCACAACCTTCGAGTTGAAGTACCCTCGGATCATTCATGCTGAGCTGAAGACCCACCGCATCCTCAGCACCAACTCGGCTTCGTCGAGGGCCATCCCCGTGAAGAGGATGATCCAAGGTGTCATCGAGGAGACGTTCATCCCTTGGCACTGGGGTGCCAACCAGCCGGGGATGCAGGCGCGGCAGGAGATCGGTGAGTCCGCTAAGTCCCTCGCCAAGTCCATCTGGGTCGCTTCTGCGAACGACGCCATCCACACGGCACGGAAGCTGGCTGACCTTGGGCTTCACAAGCAGATCGTGAACCGTGTGCTGGAGCCGTACCAGTACATCACGACCCTCGTCACCGGCACTGAGTTCAACCACTTCCTCGCTCTGCGGAACGACGAGGAGGCAGAGGACCATTTCCATGATCTCGCGTTCATGGTGAAGGGCGAACTGGACCGGAGCACTCCGACCCTCTTGCCGGTGGGCGGTTGGCACCTTCCGTACATTGACGAGGACGACCGCGACTTCGTCTGGATGCACAAGGGCGACGTGAACGGTGACCTCACGGAGATGCAGGCCCTGCTGGTGAAGCTGTGCGTGGCCCGCTGCGCCCGTGTCAGCTACCTGACCCACGACAAGAAGCGGCCCTCTCTGGAGGAGGATTTGGCCCTCTACGAGCGATTGACGAGCCACTGGCCCATCCACGCCTCCCCGCTTGAGCACGCTGCCTACGCCCTGCCGGATGCGAACGAGCAGAGCGGTAACTTCAAGGGCTGGTTCCAGCACCGGAAGCAGCTTCAGAAGGAGTTCGTACCGGGCTGAGAAGCGGAGAAATAGAAAAAAGCCCCCCGCCTACGATGTTCCGTAGGCGGGGGGCTTTTTATTACTTGATGTTGACGATACGACCGACCGGATGCTTCGAGTCACCGCAGGACTTCACGGTGGACTTGGTGTCACTTGCGATCAAGCAACCGCACTTCAGCTTGAGCTTCTTCGCCGGAGGAGCGGATACCGTGAGTCCCTGAGCAGCGGCACGGGCTGCGTAGTCCTTGCCAAGTACCTCTTCAGCGGTCTTCCAGCCCCGCATCTTGTACTTGTTCTCGTACCACTCCTTGGCTTGGTTGTAGGCCTTGATCGAGTGAAGGTTCTCTTGGAGCCCCTTCTCCGTGTCGATGCGAGAGATCGTCAAGCTGCAGGAGTTGAACAGCTCTTTGATCGCATGAGAGTCTTGGCTGGTCTCAATCGCCAGTCGCATCTTCTCAACGTCCATCAGTCGGCCTCTTCCCAGTCCGTAGAGAGCATGTCGGTCTGCGAGGCGAGCCAAGGAACGTAGTCACCCTGCGCCGTGTGCATGAAGATGTACGGGAGGGTCATCTTGCTGAGATCAGTCGGGCGCTGCAGTCCGATGAACATACCCTTGCCGTTCCAGCCCTTACGACGGAACACCCACCTGTTGTCGTTGAGGTTGTTGAGGCACCGCAGCACCCAGCCAAAGGAGCCGTGGTCCCGCTCCTTGAGGTAGTTGATCTCATCCCTCTGTCGCCGGATGGTCTCGGTGAGGTTGGTAGCCTGCAGGGCCATCGCCTCCTCACCCATCTTGAGGTTCGCACGGAGCATCTCGATGGTACTCGTGTGGCTGATGATCTCGGCGCGGAGCTTGGCGGACGCTGCTCCGAACTCCGCCTTCGCGGCGTACCAGTCTTTCTTGTAGGTCTCTGCCTTGGCTTCTGCTGCAAGGCACTGTTCCTCGGCTGAGGCCCGCTCTCGCTCTGCGTCGAGGGCGCGGGCCATCCACGATCCTTCCTTAGAGGCGTCCAGCACGTTAGCCAGCTGGGCTGTCAGCTTCTCGATGGTGACTCCCGCCATGCGGAGCCACTCCTCGTTGCTGATCACAACCGGTGTCATATCTTCCGTCTTGGTCTCTTCAGACATTGGTCTTCTCCTTCAAAAGCGTTTTTAGACGTTTGATCTCTTCAATCAACCTCTGAGCCGTTTGCGTCGAAACCGCATGCCACCGGCTCAGGCCCTTTTCGATCTCCAACAGTTCCTGCTCGCTCATTCGCAGCCCTCCTCACCCTCTCGATCTCGTCCTGCAGACGAGACTGGTTGTGAACAACCTCGACCAGTCGGACAGAGAAGGTTCGCATGTCCCAGAGAAGCGAACTGATCTTCTCCGCAAGCTGCTGCATCTGCACAACCTTCTCACCGAACTCCTGCATCTCTTCTCTCGTCATCGCAAACCCACCGTCCGTGAATGTCGTGTTGAAGGGTGTTCTTGTAGGGGGACTCCCACCTGCACTTTCGGGAGCCACACCCTACCGCGAGTAGGGCCACCACGAGAAGCCGGAGCATCACCGCTCGCCCATGAAGATCGCGTTGTCGTCGTCCATGTGATCCACAAGAGAAAGGATACGCTGTGCCCGCCCTTCAAAGTCCTCACGGACCTCAAGGATGGGGCCGTGGTAGCTGAAGCCGTTGCGCCGGTTGGGGATACCGTGACCGTCGAGCGTCCTCTCCAGCCAGCCAAGCTTGGGGTCCTCGGTGCGCTTGCAGAGGACGACCCACTTCTTGGCGTTGTCGCTCTCCATCTTGAGCCGCATCTCCTCCAGCGTTGACTGCGCCCGTCTGAAGGCTGCCGACGCTGCAGTGCCGAAGTCGATGTCACGCTCCTCTTCCTCTTCCTCAGCCTCCTGAGTCAGAGAGAACATGACCGACTGCATCGACTGGCTGGTGTTGGCCAGTTCTTTGGGATCAAGTTTTTCTCCGAGCACTGCAGCTTTCTCTACGATTACTTTGATCTTGTCTCCGGGCTGAGCGGTCGGGACAATGGACTTCTGTGCCTCGACGAGCTTCTCGATGTTCTCGTTCAGCTTCTCAAGCTGCTTGACGAGGCGGGGCATGGTGCCCTCGTAGAACGTGCGACCCATGATCGTCTGGAAGAACTCGGGACCGTTAGCCATTGGGAAACTCCTTGAGGATGCGGGTGGGGAGGATGACTGCGTTGTCGATGATCTGAGCGAGGTTCTTCTTCTGCTCTTCGTTGAGCCGAAGGTTGTCGATCACAAGGGTGTGCAGGCGGAGGTAGCTCCGCATGTCATCCACACCCATCTGATGGGCCTTCATAAACTTCAGCATCTGTTCTTCGTTCATGGCTTGCTCCGGTTGAGGGCTTTCTTCTTCTTGCTGAACACTCGCTTGACCCGTGGTCTCTTCCACGGATCAAACTTCCAAGGAAGGTCATAGACACTGATGAGCTTGGTCCCTTCTGGGAACGTCGGCAGAGCCGTCAGCAGCCTTTGCAACTCACGGTCGATGTCGTCGCTCACGGCTTGCCTCCTTCGACCATGTAAACCGAAAACCTGTGCCCTATGAGTGAGTCGTCTTCTCTTTTGATCTGAAACACGGCGGCCTTGTTGAACTTCTCAGCCCCCATGACGTACGCCTCAGCCATGCTCCTGTGAGGGAACGCGTTGAGCAGCGTCGTCGTGGTCACTTCCACCTTCTCGGGGCTGTTATCCACGATGGGAGGCATCTCAAGAGACGGCGGCTCGTAAGGCGGAACAGGCACTCCGATAGCCTGAAGACCAGCGTAGGCCGCTGCTTCCGGTGTCTTCTTTGTGCCAGTAGCCGACGGATGGGAGAGGCTCTTACTACCGGCCTGCCAAGACCAGTAGGTGTCGAGATCATCTCTACCTCGCATGACGCTGACGACGACCTTGGCAAAGGTGTCCTCATAGACGTAGACAGGGTCGCCGAAGGGGTCTCTTAAAACTTTCCAGCCGGGCATACGGGACATGAAGCCGTTGTTCATCACTTGCCTCCGTTGTCTTCGAGCATCGTGGGGGGTTCGTACTCGTCTTCGATGTGCCGGATGCAGAAGAGGCCGTTGCTGCTGTAGACACAGGTTGCCCTCGTGCCGTCCAGCAGTTTGATCTCTTTTGTACTCAGCGCATCAGGACCTTTTGCAGTCATCACACACCCGTCGCAGCTTGCGATTGCCAGCAACGCACTGAGGATCATAATGACTCCGTTTGGGTTGAGACCGTTCATGTTGATCTCCTTTAGTCGTCGTCTTCGTTGTATCGGTTCCAGTTGTCGGGCAGGAGTTCGCGTAGCTTACCCTGCAAGGCTGAGTTCTCTCCCTTGAGAGGGGGCGCAGCCTTCTTCCGCTTCTCCAGTGCCTCCTCGCACTTCCCGCAGTAGCCCTTCTCGATTCGGTTTTTGCCGACGAGATTGGCTCCGTCACAGGCCACCATCTTCGTGCAGATGGGAGTGCGGAGGTTGGTGCTGGAGTAGGACGGCTTTTTCTTCGGCTGTGTCATATCTTGGCCCTCAGTCCTCGGGGTTCAACTGCCTTGCCACGCTTCCTCTGAGCATCCTCGCACGCTGTACAGAGGCCCTTCTCTATCCGTGCCCCTCGCAGTGTCGTTCCGTCACAGGCGATGGCGACTGGGCATCCGATAGCTCGTGCGAACTGCGTGATTGGATCATGTCTGTGCCGACTGGTGTTGCTCACTAGCCCCTCCACTTCCGACCACGCCGGATAGTCCCTGCTGTTGCGGGATCAAAGTTACCCAAGGTGTCCCTCCCGAGCCAGTCACCGGTCTTGAGCTTGTCGATGTACCGGGTGGCTCGCTCCCTCATGGCGGCAAGTTCTTTGTGAGCATTGAAGTCGTCGATAGAAAGCTTTTTGATCATGTGGCAGTGCTGACACTCCTCGACGTTCATGTTCAGGTCCATCGTGTCGAGGACCTCGTCAATCGAAGCACGCAGCAAAATGAGACGTTCGATGGGTGTTGTCACGGTGAGCCTCCTGTCCAGCGATGCTGGACGTAAAAGTGCGGCAGACAGATCACTCTGCTGCCGCACAGGTACTTGCGAACTTCGTGCCTACTTGCGCTTGTACTTCGCCTTCTTGGCTTCCTTGGCCGCTTCCACTTCCTTGGCCGAAGGAATCTTCACACCCTTGCCCCACACCACGTCGAAGATGGTCTCACGGAACGACGTGGGAGCCACCTTGTTTTTGATGATCTTGGCGCGGACTCGGATGCCGGTAGGCTGGTTGTTCGTCTTGAGAATGTCGATCCTGCGAAGGTCCATACGAACCGACGCGTAGAACTTGGGACCGAAGCCGCCCGAGGTAGTCTCTGGGTTGCCGAACACCATGCCGACCTTCATGCGAATCTGGTTCGTCATTATGAACAAGCAGTTACGCTTGCTCGCAATAGACGAACAGGACCGGCACAGCTCGCTGATCAAACGAGCCTGCACGCCCATGCCGCTCTCACCGTCGAGAACCTTCTGAGGCACCATCGCGTCGAGCGAGTCGAGAACGACGATGTCACAGAGGGCTGCAAGGCTCTTGGAAGCCTCGACAGCCTGCTCTCCGTTGTCCGGTGTGATGACCAGCAGCTTGGACACGTTCACACCCAGCTTGCTGGCGTAATGGAGGTCCAGTGCGTGCTCTGCGTCGATGAAGCCGCAGACCGCGCCGTGCTTCTGAGCGGTGGCAATCGTGGACAGGGCGAGCGTCGTCTTGGAGACCGACTCCGGCCCGAAGATTTCCACCATGCGGCCCTTGGGAAAGCCTCGACCGCTCCCCTTGACGATCTCACCGTCCTTATCAACGGTGCCGCTGATGAAGTCGTCAATGCCTTGGTGGCCGGTGCTGAAGCACTCCACCTGTGCGAGGTCCTCAAGGGCTTGGACCTTAGCAAACTCACTCAGGCCCTTCATCTTGCTGATGGCCTTGAACACCGAGTCAATGTCGATCTCAACCTCCTCCTCGCCAGCAGGAGTCTCGGGAGCCTCCTTCTTCGTGAGCTTCGCGGTGAAGGTTCCGTGCGCTGTCTTCTTCCTTGGTCTCGGCATGGTCGTCTCCTCGAAAGAAAAGTGGGCGGCCCGTCCACTCCGCCCACCACGCTGGCTCCTTATCAACCAGCTCCCTTAGTCTGTGATCTACTTCTTGGACTTCTTACCCTTGGCGACCGACTGAAGCTCCTCCTCCAGCGAGGACTTCTTGGCGACCTTCTTGGGGGGAGGAGCGACCTCTTCCTCCTCCTCTTCCTCAACCTCTTCCTCCTCGACCACCTCGTCTTCCTCTTCCTCGACCGGAGCCGCCTTCTTCTTCGGCAGCTTGACCTGCAGCTTCTTGGGCTGCTCCTCTTCCTCCTCCTCGACCTTCTCCTCAAGGGCCTCGCCGTTCAGGAGAGCCTCAATCTCGTCGGGGGTGTTGGAGGTGATCAGCTTGTCGAGGTCCTTGAGGTCCGTCAGTTCGCTGGTATCGACGCTGGCGAACTTGCGGGTCGGCATGACCTTGTACTCGGTGTCCATGTCGGAACCGATGCGCTCGATCACGAAGTCGTAGACCGACTCCTCGTCGTAGAAGACGCCCCACTCGATGGTGTCGGTGAAGTACGTCAGGACCTGAGTCATGATCTGAGGACCGAAGCTGAACGTCATCCACTCAGCCTCGACTGGCTTCTTGGTAGCCTGATCAATCTCGACAGCGTTGACAGTGTAACGGGTCTTGCCGCCGACGCGGCCAGCCTGATTCCACTGCTTCTTCATGTTGTTCATGGCCTCCTTGACGGCGGCCTTCTTGTCGCAGGGCTTGCCCTTCGCCTTGAGGTCAGCAGCCGCCTTCTTGATCAGCTGCTCACGGTCGTTCCACACCTTCTTGCAGGCGGGGCACTCATCACGACCGGGGCAGTTTGCGGGGGTCTTACCTTCCGGCCCAAGGCCGAAGTGCTGGACAGATTCCTTGTAGAACTCGACGTCGTCCGCCCACGGCGGGGCGAACCGGATGATCTTCTTGTCGCCGTCGTCCAGCTTGATGTACTTGCCGCCACCGCCACCCTTGCCACCGCCCTTGTTGGCCTTCATGGCGGCGAGCTTCTTGAGGGCAGCCTGCTGTGCAACCGAACCAATCTGCTTAGCCATTGTCTTCTCCTGTGCTCTTAGCGAGCGATGTCTGCAGCCTTGCGCTTGAGACTCTCAATGGGCTTCTCCCCGAAAGAGTCTTTATTAAGCGTCGAGTTTATGCTCTGAAGCATGCTGCTCCGTTGCCTAAACGCTTCTGTGAGGGCAGCGAGTTTTTCGGCTCGCTGTTCAGTGTTCATAACCTTCGCATGCGCCAATCGCATCTTCGGGTTTTTCTGAACAAGTTGGTTAATGCGGGCCTCACTGACTCCGCCTCTCCCACCATTGGGGTACTGCTGCCTTAGCTCCTCGTACAGGTCCTCTTCTAGGCAGTGCCTCTCAAACCGTGCCTGTTTCGCCGCAGCGTTGGCCGTTGCTGACAGCTGGGCGTAGTACGCAAACAGGGACGGCTGCTCTGCCATTTCCTCCAGTAGCTTTGATCGGTCGACGGCCAAGTCTTCCGACGGGTTCACTGCAGACTTCGCGCCAGTCGGTGTGACTGCTTTTACCACACCGAGTTCTTTGTTATCAAGTTTCTTCGACAAGCTGTTCTCCTGTTCTACCACGGGGGGCGGACATGGCTGGTTTGGGGGCGGGCTGGTGCCGACGGTGACTGCACTCCGGCCAGTCCTTTTAAGGCTACTCGTATGGAGATACCCAGCTGTGTGAGCCTGATTTTCACAAGGCGAGTGTTGGGCAGTGCCTGTAGTCCTAGCTTGGCTGAGCGCCAAGCCATTCGCACACCGCTGCGCACCATCGGCCAGTTGGGTTTGATCACTTTGCCTCCCTCCAGTTGCTTGCAATCGAGCCGCCAACGCCAATCGGTACCTGCAAGTTCAGTACCCGCATCGGGGCCTCAATCATAATCTTGTTGATCTTGGCCTCGTCTTCCTTGGCGTCCTTCTCGTCGCACTCGAAGACAAGCTCGTCGTGGACCTGCAGGAGCAGCTGAGATTTGATCTCTCCTCGCTGGTAGGCCGCGTCGAGTTCGCACATGGAGACTTGGATCACTCGTGCAGCCAGTCCCTGAATCGGGGCGTTGATGGCAGCACGCTCAGCGTGTTCCCTGTGCTTACGGCTCTGCGAGAAGATTTCCGGCAACCGGCGACGAGTACCAGCCAGCGTCGTGACGTAGCCGTCCTTGCGAGCCTGCTTGACCACGCTGTCCATGTAGACCGCGATGCCGCCGTAGGTGTTGAAGTAGAGGTCCATGCGCTCAGCGGCCTCCTCTTCAGTGATCTTCATACGCTTGGCATAGGTCTGAACGCTCATGCGGTAGTTCAGCGAGAAGTTCGTCTGCTTGCCGACGGCGTACTCCTTGTCGTGCTCAGCCTTGAACTTTTCCAGCCACGCCTTGTAGTCCTTCGTCACCTTCTTGGTGATGGGATCAACCTTCACCTCTGGGTAGGGAAGGCTGAACAGGGCGGCTGCAGTCTTGGCGTGAGCGTTCTCTCCTCGCTGAAGGAGAGCCACCAGCGTAGCGTCCCCGCTGACCTCTGCGATACCGGTGAGTTCGATACCGCTGTAGTCCTTGACGATCAGGACCTTGCCCTTCCGAGCTGTGAAGGCCGACCGGATACCGTACGGGTCCTTCTCCTTACGAGCAGGAATGTTCTGAAGGTTGGGCAGCGGCGGGTCAGCGTTACGGTCACCGGAGGACAGGCGGCCAGTCTTGGCACGAGTCTGGTTGAACCTCGTGCGGCAGATGCCATCACCTTGCGCTCTGACCTTCATCATCAGTCCGTCGATAAAGGTGTTCTTCAGCGTGGTGACGCCAGCGTGATCAAGGAGCCACTCAGCCAACTCGAAGCCGTGCTCTTCTTTGTAAATCTGCATGGCCTCAGCGTCGAGTGACGGGTTCTTGTCCCCGCTCTTGGTCTCGTTGCCCAGCTTGACGATGGGCCATCCAAGCTCATGGAGCAGCAGCTTCTTCTTCTGATCGTTGGACGCCATGTTGAACAGCGGCTTACCGATCTCACTGCGGAAGACGCACTCAATGCGAGCCTGTTGAGCCTCGACCTCCTTGCCGATGGCTTCCATCATGCGAAGGTCAAGCCGGATGCCTCGCTTCTCCATGCGGAGAAGGACGAACGTGAACGGGAGTTCCCACTTGCGGTACCACTCCCACGTCCCCTCTTCGATCATCTGCTTCTTGTGCTTGAGGTGAACCATCACCGAAGCCCAAGGGTCCTCGCCGGAGTACTCGTACAGCTGCTCGCGGGTTGTGGAGATCAACGGATTCTTGTTGGCCCACACCGTCCACAGGTCCTCGACCTCCCACTTGTTCTTGGCCGGTGTCCCGTCCTTCTTCAGCGGGGCATAGCCGAACAGCTGCTTGAACTGGCTCATGGCATAGCCAGTGACCTCCTTCATGTTCTCCTTCAAGCCGTGGGAGAGCCTGTTCTCGTCGGTGTAGAAGCTCTCCGTCACCGTGTCTCCAACCCACGACTTCTCGGCTACGGGGAACCCGTTTTCGCGGAAGACTTCGGAGTCGAACTGGAGGTTTGATCCAACCTTGCGAGCCTTGGGGTTGGCGAGCCACTTGGCGTAGTGGTGCGTGAGGTTTCCGTGAACAACCACGCGTAGCTTGCGGGAATGATCATAGTACGACCAGATGATGATCTGACGCTTACAGCCAGCAGGAGCGTCCCATTCTCTATAAGGACTGTTGGGGTTGGCGGTCTCGGAGTCGAGACCGTAGAGACTGGTTTCGTCCATCTCAGCGACATCAGCGATTGCCTCCTTGTCTGTCTTGATAACTCTCAGCGGCGGTACGGTGATCGACATGCAGTCCTCCTTGGTGAGCGTTCACTAGAACGCCCCACCCTCCTTGCGGAAGATGGGGCGCTCCGATCAACGTTCAGCCTGTTACTGCGCCTTGACGCGGATCAGCTTCAGGACACCCTTCTCCTTCAGCTCCTCCGCCACGCCCTTGCACACTTCACCCTGCTCCGCCTTGTCGTCGGAGACAACGAAGACCTTCTGAATGGCCTCAAGGAAGAGCGGCTGGGTGACGCGCTGGTCCTCAGCAACGCCGTAAAGCTCGTTGACGAGATCAAACGCGCTGTCCGACGCCTTGAGCGGGTTCTCCTCAGAGACCAGCTTGACGACGACACCATCACCGAACGGGGCGAAGGGGACGACCTTCTTCGTGAGCGAGGCCGTGACCGACGTAGCCTTGGCAGGGGCAGGAGCGGCCTTTTCAGCCTTCTTCGGGGCCTCCTTGACGACAGGGGCGGCCTTGGCGGGAGCCTTCTTCGGAGCAGGCTTCTCCTCCTCTTCCTCCTCTTCCTCCTCCTCTTCGTCCTCGTCGTCGGCTTCCGTGTCCTCGGAACCCTCAAGCTCCTCGTCCTCGTCAACCTCCTCAGCGTCGTCCTCGTCCTCCTCCTCGGTCTCCTCGACCTCCTCAGCCTCCTCCTCGTCCTCTTCGACCTCCTCGATCTCGTCGTCTTCGAGGGCGATGGTCTCCTCCTCCTCGACCTCCTCCGGCTCGGGGGCCTTCTTCTTCTTGACCTCCTTGACCGGCTCGACGGGGGCAGCAGCCTTCTTCGCGTTCTTGATGTCCTTGGCCATGATCTTCTTCCTCTCTTCTTTCGTGAGTCCTTCCTTGGACTCGGTGAGTGACGAACCGCCTTTGATGATTTGCGCTACCGACGTCTGGAGTGTGTGAAAGCACTCAGCGGCGAACGCACACTTCTCAGCACAGTAAGGCTCCCGTGCAGAAAAGTACCTACCGAAGCACTGCTCTTTACTAACGACGTGTTGTGGTGGCTTCACCTGCTCGTACGGGTGATTCTTGATTATGGCTCGTCCGTCATCGACTCTCCTATTCTCCATCCATTCCATCATGGTGGAGCGCTGTTCCTCAAGCTCGCCGGTTGCCGGTGTGCCTAGCAGTCGGACGAGTTTGGGGAGTTGTTCATCGGTGGCTGTTGCGAGTTGTTTGGTGAGCACGGCTGCCTTCTAACGCTTCTTCGAGGTTGCGTCAAGCAGCGGGAGTTGGCCGTTGTTGCTAACAAGTGGATCGACACCAGCCACTTGGTCCCGCTGCTTGAGGAGCCACGTTGCAGAGAGCGTGCCATCGAGCAGCTGAGGCTTGCGTAACTTTATCAACTTCAAGCAGTCAGGACAGTTCACAAGCCGAATGTCCATCGTGCTGTTACGTCCAGCCTTGCTGCAGTCCACGGACATCTTGTTGTGGAAGGCAACGCCTCTACTGTGGATCACTTTCGGGCTGCTCGCCCGGTACCTCGCTGTCCTCACGGCCCTCTCCTCGTTTGGCGTTGCAACCGAAGCACTCGTCCAAGTCGCCGTAGGTGGTTGCTCCACACGGGCAACCCCACATCAGCCCTGCCTTGGTTGCAAGCCGGTCGAGCATAGCGCACTCCTCGTCGTCGGCCACACTGAAGAGTTCTACGAGAGCCTCAAGATTGATCTCGTTATCCTTCTTGTTCGCTTCGAGAAGCTTGAAGCCTGCTTCCATGTCGAGCTTGGCGGCTTCAACTTTTGCGTATGCCTCAAGCAAGTCCGTTATCGGGATGCGCTTGAGGATAACGTCCACAGGGAGGTCACTGGCATCGTTAATATCCGCGCACTCATCGTTGTTGTAGTACTTGCCGTCAATCATCAGTACCGCAGCGTTACCGTCGGTGCTGCTGTACGTCTCCCCGTCGTCAAGGACGAGTAGCGGCATGGGGTCGTACTCAGGCTCGGCTGTAGGTACCGTGCACTGGTTGTCGGCGTTCGGCGCTTCGTAGGTGGTCACGGCATCGACGCAGTAGACAAGACCGTCGCGGAAGACGTACCGCCAAGAGGTGCCGTCCTCGCCCTCTGCCGTAACGTGTCCTTTGTTGTACCAGACCTCTTTCGGGTTGTTATTGACGAACTTTGCGATAGCTGCAAAGAACCGATCATCAACGTCAGAGTCTCGGTTGTCCATACCGTCGGCATAGTCGATGCTCATAACACCGACGGCGCTTCTGCCGACCTCCCAGCCAAAGTAGCGGAAGGCGAACGGGATCGAAGAGGCGGCGTCGATCTCGGCCTTGTAGTTCTTGAGGACCGATCCTTTGTAAAAGGAGGTCTCCAGCCACTTGTCGAACTTGGTGAGAGCCTCGATCACAGCGGGAAAGTCTTTCGCCTCGATGACGAAGCAGGTGTCGATGACGTGTGAGTTATAAGACATGTTGATCTCCTTGTTACTGGTTGTTGGTAGTGGTTTCGGTGGCTTCTTCAGTCTCGTCAAGTCCGTCGGTCGAACCGAAGACGAGTTCGTAGATGCGGCGGTAGTCTTCACTCTGCCGGTCGGGGAACTCGTTGATCTCCCACATCTCCTCGTGCTGAGCCGTGACTTCACCGGCAAAGCACATGGCGTCTTCGACCCATGCCATGTGGAACGTGAGCGAGGGGTACTTCCTGTGAGTCTTACGGAGCCAGTCAACAGGGGGTGCCCACGCTGTGTCGAAGCTGTAGGTCACGCCGCTGTCGTCGTCATGCTCGTGAAGCTCGCTGTCGTCGTTCACGTCCCACTTGGTTCCCCAGTTGGCGATGTGCCAGTCGTACCAGTCCATACCTTCCGGCAGAGGGACAGAGCGGTCGAAGCTCAAGGCTCCGGCGTCGTCCTTGTCCTTCGGCTTGTTCTCTTCCACAAACTTCTTGATGTCTTCGGCGTTGCCCTTGATCTGCAGTTGGTTCGTGCACCAGTTCGGCATTGTGATCTCCGTGAAAGTTTGAGAAAAAAGAAAAAGGCGAGGCACCCTCCTGCCTTACGGTCAGGGTGCCCCGCCCAGTTTGTGACTACGCGCCGTTACGCTTCATCGCACTCAGCAAGATGCGCTTGAGTTCCGTCGCAGCGAGCAGCGGCGTCTCAGCGACCTCGTTGATAACGATGCATTTGTCGTAATACTCTTTCGCGGCCTGCTCCTGCATCGACAAGCAGATCACCTCGATACCGGAAGCTTGAACCTGCTTCACGATGTCCTTGAGGTACTGACGGTGCTTATTGGTGTTGAAGTCTGACGGTTCAGGGATACCGTCGTCCACCATGAAGATCACCTTCCGCTTCTCACGACGAGCAGCAATGTCTTCAGCCACCCTACGCAGGGCCTCACCGTCGTAGGTGTTGGAGCGGGGCTGCATGCGGACCATCTTGTGCTTCACAGCGGCCCACCGTTCCTCCCAGCCCTTGTACTCAGTCAGGATCAGAGCACCGAGTCGGGTGTAGTGGTGAAGCTCACTGCGATTGATGGTTGCCACGGATCGAGCGTTACTGCCGATGACTCCGTACATACCGCTCGCCGCTGTCGGCTCTGCTGTGTGACCGACGACCCGGAACGGTACGTTCAAGGCCCCCAAGGTCTCACCGAAGATCAACGCCACCTCTCGTGCCAGTTCCATGCGTGAGAGGTAGCCGTGGCCCATACAGGCACCACGCTTGATGCACTTGGGATCAGTCACAATCCTCTTGGGGCGGTTGTACATGTCCTTTGCGCCAGAAGGATCAACCACCTCGCACCGAAGATACGAGCCGGTCTGCATTGAACCGGACTCGTTCACACAGAGAGCGACACACACCTCGTTGTTGTTGAAGGTGTACGTCGTCCGCTTGAAGACCCGACCACTATCGTCGGTGTCTTTCAAGGCGAACTTGTAGAGGTTGGTAAAGTCGAGATCACCATCCTCCAAGTTACGCATGTGGCGGGGCTTTGACTGCGTGGTCAGGATCGACTGCAGCTTCCGCTTCATCACGCCGATGTGAGCGTCGGCCTTCCTCGACATCTTGTCGTAGGTCGCCTTCTCTCTCACCTCGTCGATCAGGTAGTTTGGCATGAGGAGTGGCATGAGATCGTCAATGTGACCGACCTTGTCCCACTCGTTGCTAAAGACGCGGTAGCTGTCGCCGCTGTACTTGCTCTGGCTAAGCTGCGTAGCGGCCTCGTCTTTGATCAAGCTCTCGATGCTGTACTGGTCGCCACTGGTACCGTTGGGGTTGTTCGGGTCTTCAAGCTCGTCAAAGCCCCACAGATCGTTGGGCCTGACAGGGCTTGCTGACTCCTTGGCGTTAGGATCACCCGCACCTCCCCCTGCGTCGCCTTCCTCCAAGTTCGCTTTGTACTCCTCGCCGTCCTCGTCCTCGTCGTCACCACCGGACGGGCCTACGCCATCAGAGCCATCACCGTCGTCTCCGTCTCCTCCTTCTTCGTCGTCCTCTCCATCGCCGTCCTCTCCATCGCCATCATCGTCCTCTTCCTCGTCGCCGCCCCCGCCGCCCTGACCTTCGGCGTCACCATCGCCCTCATCACCTTCTCCTTCATCGTCGTCGTCACCGTCTCCATCACTGCCGTCATCGCTTCCGTCACCATCTCCGTCTGAGTCGTCCCCAGCATCTCCCTCGTCATCGTCTCCGTCATCTCCGTCGTCATCGTCATCGTCTTCATCATCCCAATCACGTCCTCCACCCTCTGCAGGATCAGAATCTTCTTCATCGTCTCCGTCGTCTCCGTCGTCGGACTCAGCAGCCACTGCAGATTCGGAAGGCTCGTCTTCATCGTCATTGTCGTTCTCCTGTTGTGCTTGCTTCTTGAGCTTGTTGGCTTCTTCTTGGATGATCTGTTGAAACGAGGACTGTGCATTGTTGACAAGCTTGAGCTTTTCGATAATCCGCTCAGCGATGTCGTAGCACTCCTTGGTGGACTGCGCCCTGACACAGGCCGTGATCTCGGGCTTCAGCTCCTCCAGTACCTTCTGGTACAGCGGGTGAAGGCCCTTGAAGTACCAAGACTTTTGGTACTTACCGCCACGGTCTGCGATGTCGAGGAAGCAGGTGAGAATCCTCGCAACAGGAGGCAGCTTGCTCCACCTGTCAGGCTCCACCAGCTTCCGTAACGCCCACTCCGACTTGTTAGTGAGATCGACAGCAACGCCAGCCCACAGCTCCTTCATCTTCTTCTCGATGAAGGCGTCCTCGACGCAGTTCCAGACGATCTGGTGCATCTTGGAGCGGTTGACGAACTGACGTTTTTTGATCTCGCTAAAGTCAGTGTAGACGACGTGACCGACTTCGTGGCTCACGAACCCACGGATAGCCTCAAGGAACTCAGCTGCTCGCTTCTGTTCCTCCGGCGTCATGCCCTTCCGATCAAGGATTGAAAGGTCGGGAATGACGATGAGGTTGCCGTCCGTGTAGCACTCGGTCCCACGACAGACCAACCGGACCTTCTTCTTACTGAGAAGACCGGAGAAGACCTCCAGCGCTTTGCGGAAGGTCTGAATCTCGTGGTTGAGGCCGTTGACACCGACTCGGGCACCGCGCCCTTGGATGATAATCTCACCCTCAGGCTTCGGCGGCGGCCAGTTGTTGATCTCATCAGCCAGCAAGTTACCGCTTGAGGTCGCTGAGCTTGATGTTGGTGAAGCTGAACTTGCGCTGTTGGGGCTTTGCGGGCTGCTCATTCTTGGTCTCCTTGGCCTCGACGGCCTTCGTGGTTTCCTTGGCAGTGGTCGTGTTCTTGGTGGGCTGAGTGGGCGTCGGCTCCGGCTCCTTCACGGTGGCCGGAGCGGTGGGAGGTGTCACCTTGGCGGGCTTCTTCCCCCCGAGACCCACCGAAACAGTGGGCGGCGGAGGGAAGTTCGGTGTCGTGGTTCCACCGCTAACAGCGATGAAGTCAACGGCGCAGGGGTTGTAGTGCATGATCTTGGAGGTCGTCTTGTTCCAAGCGATCATGCTCCCTACTGGGGCCGCTGAGCCACACACCGAGCACTTGTTGGGGAACTTTGCATTGATCGGAATCCACCCAGCGGCTCGAAGGTCCGTTCGAGCCTTGGTGTCTTCCGCTGGCGTCAGGTTCTTAGCTGTCTGCATCGTCGGCTCCTTGGATTAGACGGTTCCCGTGTTGCCCTGCTCCTCCTCTTCCGGGGTGGAGGAAGAGGGGAAGGCGACACGAATGATCTCAGTAACGGCGGCCTTCGTCGCTTCTGACGGGTAGCCGTTGAGGAAGGTGAAGAGAGCCGCCACCTGAACGTCACCGAGGTTCTGGTAGGTGTCGACCCAAGCGAGCAACTCACGAGGCGACAGGGACTCGTCAAGTTCGCCGGTCTTGAACTTCGACCGGATGGCGTCGGCCACCTTCACGAACTTCTTGGCCTCGCGCTTACCAAGGTCAGGGAACTCCTCAGTGAGAACCTTGATCTCGTTCTCTTCGCTGAGGTAGTCCATCTGAATCTTAATCGGGAAACGCTGACGGTCAGGGACGGACATGACGTTCGTGGTGCGGAACAGACCGGTCTCGTCACCGGCACCGAACGTGTTGGCCGTGGCGATAATACGAAAGTCGGGGTGCGCCTTCACCAGCTCACCCGTCTCCGTAATCATAATGTGGGGGTTCTCCTCAAGGACCGAGCGGAGGACGGCCATGACGTCGGGGTTGGCCGAGTCGATCTCGTCGAGGATGATGCAGGCACCGAAGCGCATCGCCCTAACGAGCGGCGAGTCCACGAACAGCGTGTTGCCGTTACGGGCCTGCCAACGACCAACCACCTCGGAGCGGCTGGTGCTGGAGTCGAACGACATACGGGTGAACGGGTACTTGATCGCCGTGAGGACGTTGACGGCCAGCTGCGTCTTACCGGTACCGGCGTAACCGGCGATCCAGATTCGGTTTCGCTTGGTCCGGTTGAGGGAGAGCAGGACCATCAGCGTCTCGGTCTCGGGGAAGATGTACTTGGAGTCGGGCTTCACAGCGAACCACTCAGCAGGGGGATCATTCTCGAAGACGTCGATGGCCAACTCGTCGCCCTCAGCGTCGAGGCGGGAGAAGCCGAACAGCGCCTTGACGGTCTTGCTGGTCTTGTCGCGGGTCCAAGTGATGGTCGGGGTCGTGGTGGTCGTCGCGGTCATGGTGTTCTCCTCTTCGGTCGTGGTGGTGGGCTTACGGGTGAGGGTGTTGGTGCTGTTCGCGGTGGTCATTTTGGTTTCCTCTCAGGGGTTGCGGGTTGACTAGCGCTTCTTGGAGAGGTTCTTGGCCTCTTCCGAGATCATGTCAGCGGTGGAGTGGCTCTTGGTTGCAGCCTTGGGGGGCTGCTTGGTCTTGACCGGCTCGCTGATGGTGGTGGTGCGGCGGCCAGTCTCCTTGGAAGCCCAAGGGTAGCGGCTCTTGGCCTTCGGAGAGGCCGTACCGCCCAAAGCGGCTTCACGAACAGCAGCGATCTGTTCGCACTCACGCTTCGCCTTCTGGAACTCAGCGAAGGACATCTCCGGCTTGTGGTCGCTTCGCAGAACACGGGCCTTCTCAGCCTTGGTGTAAAGCTGATCGACGCCGCTCTGAATAGCCTGCTTCTGGTCGATGGCGATCATCTTGGTCTTGTCACCGAGGAAGACGAGCTTGGTGAAGACCTTGGAGCCGTCCGACAGGACCTGCATGTTCCACTGGTCGATGCCGGTCTTGTAGGTGCCGCCGTCGAGGGCCTTGAACGTGAAGATGGGTGCTCCGAAAGGCATTTGGTGATCCTGTTGCTCCCGATGTGAGAGCGGTGTTGGGTGACTTGCAGGGAAAAACATTACTAACAACTTGCAAAGGCCGTCAACTCATTTTCGTAACCTCCTTTTCTTGGGTGGGTGGCACCGTCGCCGCCTCACACCACTTGGCCCCGTTGCAACTTCGGCGGCATACAGGTTTCGTTGCGGGAGGCGCTGCTGGCCCCCTCACACCACTTGGCCCCGTTGCAACTTCGCTGGCATAGAGGTTCATAAAAACGCTGGCTGGCCCAAGGCGTGCATGCTACGCTGCCCCAAGGAGGCTCCAACATGAGCAAAGACTTCGACCTCGTAGTTATCGACGGCAACAACATGGCCCGCCGCCTTCAGTACGCCCACTCCGACCTGAGCATCAACGTGCCTGACGGAGAGGGGAAGGTGCGGCCACTCCCCACAGGAGTCCCTTACGGCTTTGTGGTGCAGCTTGTTAAACTCAAAAAGCTGGCTTCTAGGATTATCGTTTGCTGGGACGGCGGCAGGAAGATTAGGGCCGACATCTACCCTGCCTACAAGCAGCACCGAGTGGCTCCGCCTGAGGAGGCAGAAAAGCTTTATCAAGAAGCCCTCGCCCTCACTAAGACGCTGCTCACAGACCTCGGCGTGGCGCAGACCCAGTTGAAGGGGCACGAGGCTGACGACGTGGCCTACTCGCTGGCGAAGGACGCAGCCACCAGCGGAAAGAAGGCTGTGATCGTCTCCAACGACTACGACTTTCTGCAGGCTGTTACTAAAAATCTTTCTGTCTACGCAGCCCGAAAGGGCACCGACATTCTCTACACGGAGCAGAGCTTCACGGAGGAGTACGGGTTTCACCCCAAGCACTGGCTCGACGTCATGTCTCTCTGTGGCGACAGGACCGACAACATTCCGGGCGTCAAAGGTGTGGGCGAGAAGTCGGCCATAGACATTGTTAAGAGCGACACCGGCTTCGTGAAGGCTGTCTGTGCTGGCACGGCTCCTGCACCCTCGTCGCTGCCGAAGCGTTTGCAGACGTTGATGCAGAAGGCCGTGGACGCCGCCGACGATGTTCGGCTGGCTCGTGAGCTTGCAAGGCTGCGTCTGCTGCGGCCCATAAAGATCACAGAAGGAGCACTCGACGCGAAGAAGGTAAGGCTCACCCTCAACAGGCTCAACATCCAAAGCGTACTCACCGACAACGAGCAGTGGAACGCACTCATCAACTAGGAGACAAAGTGATCATCCCCATCATCTCAGACATTCACGTTCACAACTGGCGGGAGTTCTCGAAGCTGGACTCCGACGGCGTACCAACCCGACTCAAGGACACACTCAAGCCGTTCCAAGAGCTTCGCGCTTACATGAAGAGGAACGACCTCACCACGGCGTTCTGTGCCGGTGACGTTTTCCATAAGCGCAACGTGATTCAGACGCAGAGCTTCAACCTCGCCTTCAACACGGTCGCTCGCTTTGCACAGGAGAACCTTGACCTGTTTATGATCCCCGGCAATCACGACCAAACGACCAAGGACGGGCAGCTTCACTCACTGCAGCCTATGGCCGAGGTCGCTGCGGTGTTCAGTACGCCTATTGAAAAGGACTTCGGGGACACGACCGTTGTCTTCATGCCGTTCTTGGACGACGCACAGGCCACGAAGGACTTTCTCAACGGTCTGCAGCGGCCCAAGAAGGCCAAGCGGGTCATCCT